TACCACTTCTACTCCTACTCTTCTTTTCCTGCCTGCTTGATGATCTGATGGATGTAGGTACTCAGTCCTGCAACAACAACGCCCTGCGTTATGGATGCGAAAACTGCGGTCAACACATCCTGTGCTCCTGCGAAATGTGCGGTAGATGTCACCCAGATCCCGCAGATGATAATGCCTGTCGCCCCAAGCGTGATCGGAATGTATTTATCTTTGATAAATTCTGCTTGTTTAAGTGCAATTCCGAAAAAGTATAGAACTGCGGTCACAATAAGCAGTTCCGGTTTTACATAAGCCATAAGTTGCTCCATTATCTGGATAGCCTGCCTTTCTTTTTGGGGATTTTAAGGAAGATTTCTTTTGAAAAATAATTCGATCAGATGTGGTATTAGTATATGTGAGAGATAGGATTTAGTGATAAAAGAAAGATTTGATATAAAATAATTGGACCGGCAGGTTCTTCTTTGATTTGTATATACAAAGGGAGAGGCGCTACGCCTCTCCCTGTAAATAAATTTCTTAGAATTTACCAGCTTTGTGAGCTTCCTCAATGGAAACGGCGAATAACGTTTTTTCAAGGGTTTGGTGCAATTTTATATCGATAATGTATCAGTAATCTGAGTAGTGCTACTTTTATCTACGTTTATATACAATTAAGTGAAAAAATAAAAGAGGGTGTAATCTTTACGTGACTATGCCCTCTTTTATTCCATTTTGAATTTTTATCGCTTAATCAGATATTCCTCTAAACTATCTCTTACAGTCTTCATCTTTTCTACACCATTACCAGTTATTTCGTGATTGATAATGACTAATAGACTCTGCAAGATCATCCGATTAGATGCTTCGACCGCTTCTAAGCGCTTGTTGTCTTTGTCCAAAAGCCGATCATGTTTTTCCACTTTTGCTTTTAAATCATCGTTTGGTTTTCTTGCTTCTTTTACAATTTTCCACAGCCCCCACAGTCCTGCTACAAACGAACAGAACCATATTATTTGGTTGGTCGATATTGTAAATTCCATTATTCAGTCTCCTTGGTTTCCGTAGTATTCTTTCCTTCGATAAAAGCTTTGAATCCCTGATGCAAACCAGTAGAAGCTAATCCCATTACTGCTCCGTAAACAACTGATTCTACAGACGGCTTACTTACCACGGCATTCAGTACAGCACCGATAACCGCTAAGATTACCGGAATGTCGTTGTTCGGGATCTTAGATAAAAAAGTTGCGTGTTTGATAATATATCCTACTACCAGACACGCAACCATAACTACAAGTACAAAATGTTCAGTTAAAATTGTAAAATCCATGAAAATACCTCCACTATTTTGATTTTTCTAATACTTTTCTCACTTCTTCTCGAATCTCTTCCGGTACATCATCAATAGTGATTGACCCGCGTTTGATTCTTCTTACATATGCATTGATGATCGCTTTAATTGCCATTGGTCTCATCCTCCTTCAGAATCTGTTCATATAAATAACAAATTGCATCATCCTGTTCAGCCGCTGTTTCCTTAATAGCCAGATTCTCTTCATACAGAGCACAAACAGCGTCATCCTGATCTGCTAAAGTATCTGGTGCTGTCGATAAGAACTCTTCTCGTTTTTCTAACTGTTCTGCCTCTTCACGATAACGTTTTGCATCCTCACTTTCAGATGCAACCAGTTTACTATCAACGATCTTGAATTCGTATTGATTATCAAAATCAAAATCTTCCGGAAAATTAAACTCAATTACTATTGTGTCTTCTGGAAAGCAATTTTCATCGGCAGTTCCGATAATTCTATTCTCTTCATTCAATTGTACAAACATCACATCACCCCATATAACGATTTAACCGTAGCTGCGTGTCCACCACATCCGGTGGGATCCAACGTATGAACCGAGCACGATGTTAACCTGAAAGTCGTTCCACTCATACTCGTAGTCGCTTTATACAAATAGCTAGTAGTTCCGTCATCATGCCCTGCTGTAAAAAGAACTGTTGTGCCTCTGTTTTGATTTTGATCGTAATATCTTGTTCCTATTAGCATCGCGGTACCACTGGATGTTCCAAGAATGAATGTGTCAAACAGGTTCAAATTAGCAACAGTAACACTTCCACCTTTTGAAAGAGTGCCACTCCATAATTTCTTAACATTTGCGTATCCGCCTTGCCATATGCTCCACTTGCCAGCTCGCATCATTCGTCGATAAATGCCTCCGGTGTTAGTGATATATGTTTGATGACAATAATCAGTTGAATAAGGTCTTGATATCAGCCAACCGTTCTGATCTAACGGTCGATTAGTGCTGTCATTTCCGAGATACCAAGTACAACTTTTGGTCAGCTTATTACAATCACCAGTTACAACTGGAATACCTAATTCAAGTTCTTCCGTTGGATAAAGTCCAATACCTTTACCTTTGAACCCTATTGATGGAGCATCAATACCAAGTTCTTCCGTTGAATAAAATTTTATTTGTTTACCTCTAAAATGTATCCATTCAGCAACACTGTCTATTCGAGAGTGTACCGAAGCTCTACTATTTCGTATAGTATATATGCTAATTTTAGCGGTGTCTGTTTCTGTTTTATTTGTTCCACTATCAACGCCAGCTATTTTCGCAGTAATGTCAATACCAGCTTCATGTCCAGATAGTAACGGATCTACGCCTGTATATTGAACAATTTCAGCTATTTCGTAATCATTTTCAGCAACAGTATTTCCACAAGATATAATGGTTCCATCAGCATTGACTATCTTACCGTATCGTCTTGTGAAAGTAGCACCGCTCGGATTATAGTCAGAAGTTACCTCTCGATTTTCACCTGTTACAGAAATAATATCTTCTGAGTTACTCTTAACAGTAAGACCTTCATTAGTTAATTCAAGACTGGTCGGTTCACCGTCTTGTCCCAGAACAATTTTGGTATTGTCATATCTGAGAACTTTTCGTATTTCCTCCAGTACTCCATCTGGTGTGGATCCTACTGAATAGGTGGTAGACGTGGTGTTATCAGTGTAGGTCAGGATTGTTCTGGACCACAAATACGGTTTCTCAGCAGATGTAGCTGGCACTAAGTCAGTCCATGTACCTGTAGGAGCTGTCGTACCATTTGAGTGTGCCTGATAAGTTATGGATGTAGATTTAATTCCCTTACCAGTCGCTCCTGTATTTCCCATCTTACCGACGGCATAAGAAGTAGTGGAAGTCTTATCTGTATACGTGATAATAGTCCTCGTCCACAGATATGATCCTGCTGCAACTGACGGTATTGATGTAACCCATGTACCCGTAGGTATGGATGTGCCGGATGTGCTTGCCTGATACGTCACTTCAGTAGAACTGATTCCTTTACCAGCAGGTCCAGTATCACCTTTATCTCCTTTATCTCCGGTATTACCTTTTGTTCCTGTAACACAAACTGGTGCAGTGGTTGCGGTGTTATTGTCAGTATAAGTGATAACAGATCTGGTCCAGATATACTTTCCGTTTTCCCAACCTGGATATGTAGTAGACCACGCCCCTCCGGATAATGCTGTAGCGGATGTGGATTTATAATACTGCTCTACAATAGAAGAAACTCCTTTACCAGTAGGTCCAGTTCCGCCCTGAGGACCTTGTGGACCGGTTTCTCCAGTAGCTCCTTTGTCACCCTTATCCCCCTTAGCACCAGAAATGCAAACTCCATTTTGATTTGGAGAATAAGTTTTGTTACCAGCCCCATCTACAGTTACTGTTCTGGACCACATGTATTTACCATTCACCCATGTAGGTGCTGTTGTGGACCAGCTTCCGCCTGATAGTGATGTTGCTGAAGTAGATAGATAATATTCGACATCTACATCTTTAATTGCATTATTAGCTTTATTCCAGGCGTCTTTCGCAGCTTCATAACTACTACTTTTAGATACCTCTGAAAAGCTGAATGACTTGTCAGAATATACATTACAATCCACAAAATATAATGTATTGGTTGAACCTGAAACATAAGCCGGCTCTGTATCACTCCAACCTGAAGGAGGATTTGTAGTCGGTTTAGATGGTTTGGCTAAAGTAGATGACTGCAGCTTGTAGTACCGATAACATGCATGGATATCAATTACTTTTGAAATGGTAATTTGGGCACTTGCTTTGATTGCCATATGAAATCACCTACTTTTCTAACTGTGCCGTGATAGCGAGCATATTATCCACGTTGGCTGCTGATATTGTATATGTTTTGGCTGTAGCGACTGCCGTGGTACTTCCAGCTTTATACCATTTAACAGATCCGTAACTTCCACATACTCCGGCATCTGTAATACTCTGCTCTACCCCTCCGACAAACACATGAGCTGTCAGAACTGTTGAACCGGTATTATTCTTAAAGACTGTACCGTTAGAGCTGGTAATAGTCATAGTAATAGCATCTGCGCCATCCTCACCATTTTTACCATTAGTACCTTTATATGAAACGCTGTATGAAGTTGTGGATTTTCCATCCGAGTACGTAACTACAGTCTTTGTCCATAAGAACTGTCCATTTGCTACAGTCGGTACAGTTTCACTCCATGTTCCTGTCGGTTTTGTTGTACCGGATGTACTTGCCTGATATGTTACGGATGTAGAGCTAACCGTAACCGAAGTTCCATTCGTACCGTTCGTTCCTTTATAAGAAACACTATAAGCCTCAGTTGACTTACCATCCGAATATGTAACTACGGTCTTTGTCCATAAATACTGACCGTTACCTACAGATGGAATATCTGAACTCCATGTTCCGGTTGGTTTTGTTGTACCACTTGTTCCGACCTGATATGTTACTGAGGTTGATTTGACAGTAACCGACGTGCCATTCTGTCCATTCGTACCTGCTTTGGCAACAGCAAATGAGAATTTCTTATTTACTGTAATACCATCTACCACTACTGGTATTGTCGCTTCACATGCATCTGCAATTGTGGCAGGAGTCCTAAAAGGAATTTTCACTTTAGCCGTACCACTATTCTCTACGGTTGCGCTAATACCAGTTGGACACACAATATCCGCTGCGGTTACATTTACGGCAGAACACTGATTACTTCCGCAGAAAGCAACAGCTTCTGTTGTACAGGACTGTCCAGCTACTACTCCGCTTGTCCCGCCAACAAAGGTATAAGCCTCACTTGTCAACATGACCGAATATGCATCAGTTACATCAACAATCGTAATTTGATCGGCTGATTTAATTGCCATTTTGATTTTTCTCCCTTCTATTTAAACCATCAATTCACACATAAATGTCACCTTAGTATCGACATCATCCGGTGAAAGTGTGAATGTGAATCCGCTATCTCCGAATCTTGAGTCTCCTGCTGAAATGATACCGAAAGTCTCATCATCCAGTCTTTGCCACTTCCACTGTAAATAAGCAGCATTACCAAATACTGATTTCAGTCCAGCACTATTTGTAATCCGCTGTGAACCTTTGTAAATTACAACTGACAAAACTGTAGCAACAGAATCGTTCTTAAATACAGTTCCTCTTGATGATTCGATTCGTAAGGTGACAGCATCTTCACCTTTACTACCGCTATTTCCTGTCATCAATGCTGGTGATCCAACTTCTGTATGACCATCACCGTATGTCGAGACTACTCTTCGCCAGATGAACATTCCTTCTTTCCAAACCGGAGTGTCTGTACCCCAGCCCACCTGTGGAGGATCCGAAGTGCTATCAGATACTGCATACTCATCGTATAATGTCACGACTGCAGCATCAGCTTTCTTTTCAGCACTGTCAGATTTTTTCAATGCTTCACCGGCGGTTTGAGCATTTTGTTTCTCTTTTTCTGTCAGTTTTTCTGCCTGCTCATAAGTCTGATTGATGTTAGCATTTAAAAGTTTGATTCGTTTGTTCTGCTGACCAGTTAATGTATCGAAAGTTGTTCCAAGAGTATAGACACTGTTTGCAGGTTCATTAAGATCAAGATCTATATTTGTACATAAAAAATAGCTGTCTAGGTTATGCGGTTTTGATCTTACTCTGACATACTCACCGATTCTTATTGGCTTTATATCAGGGTTAATCAAATGCATGTCGACAGCTTTTACTTCAATAGTTGTCACAGGTGAAATCATAGACTTTAGATTTAAAATTCCACGGGAAACTAACGCTTCTTTTGTGGTTATGTCTGTATTTTCGTATGTGGCGCCTATCCATCCATATTTCTGTACAGCAGATTCACAATAAATAATATCTCTGGATTTGCGATAATCTGTTTCGTATTCCTTATCAACTAATCCGGCTATTGTGAGTGATAAATTAGATTCATCATATGTTTCGCAATATTCGTAATAAGTTACACCCTTTTCAAATGCAGTAATATTATCTGAAATCTTACTGTACCCATTTTCAGACTTCGTATAGTATTCTTTATCCTTATTAAAAGTCGTATCGGATGTTTTATAGTATCCATCGTTATACGAGTATCCAGTTTCACTCATCTTTGCGCCTAATGGAACAACAAATGTAACTACGTTATCAGAATCATCAGTCTGTGTATAGTCCGTTAGGTTTTTACCGAAGTCTAATATCTGTGAATTAGTATCGGTCCATTCAGATAGATAATCAATGTACCGTATGTCGTTTTCATGTCTAATACGAAGAAAACCACCTGGGTCATCAAGTAATTTCTCACTCAATTCGCTCCAAGTGGTCGGGTATTTAGTAGATTCTCGATATATATAATTGTTACTGTCAAGAGCTGCGCCCTGATTTACTCCTACCGTAAATCTCTTATTTTCTTTTACCTGCTCATTATGCTGAGTGATAAGCCATTCAAAGTACTCATCTACTCCTGTGGGAGCCTGTTTACCAAATCCATTTTGAAGTGTAGAGTATGGACGAACTATGGACTCAGTAAAATATGAAACCTCACCCTTACATTTCACGTTTCCGTTCTGGTAAAACTCAGTACCAAGCTCGTATATGAATCCGGAAAACAAAAGAATATCATCGTCGTACACTTCTACTGGATTATCAGCATCATGCTCTTTTATCTTTCCGTACATTGGATGTGTCGGATATATAGTGAAATCGCAATATCCAAATGAGTTTTCTTCTGCAGTCAGAGACAAATCAATAAGAAGTGCATCTCCAACTCTCGGATCATGTAAATACTTATCTCCGTATTTAACAAAATACATTATTTCCACGTCCCTTTCACGTATACTCCTAATACTGCATTTGCCTGTGTTCCTTTTTTAGGATCCAGTAACTGAAATTGTGGGCATTGAGTTAAAGATGCGTTCGGTTTAGCCCATATAGGGCATGAATATGTAGATGCTGAAGCCCAGGTTGGAATTACCATTGGAGCTTTCTTAAAAGTAAACGGATAATTACCAGGTGATGTTACATACGCAGTATAAAGTGCTATACCACTCCATGCTGATGTAAACGTGATCGTTGGAGGTTTATATTCTTCAATCCAACACTCAGCGATTCCACTCGCCCATCTACGATATGTCCATATCCCTTGTGTCCCATGTGCTACAACATAATCGGTTTTAAGAGCATCTATCTCAGCATCAAGTTTGTCCATATTCTGATTGAACGGCTGTGGCGATGCATTATCCGTAATGTCTGGCTTTATCAGTTCCAAATGTTCTGTCAGTGTAGCCATTATTTCCACCGTCCTTTCACGTTGATGAATACCTTCTTGAATACATAGTTGCTTTCACTTTCCATTCCCATAATATTGAATAAGATATAGTCCACTACATCTTTTCCAGTCAGATTGCACACCCATCCTTTAGTCTCAGATGACATATGAATCTGTACGTTATCAATCTTGGTTATAGTAAATGGGAAATACACTCTGCAGTTTCCTGTATAATATGGAGCTTTTGATCCCTGATTACATTTCAAGTTATCAAAACTGATAGCGGTATCCAGGTCAATAGTACCATCAGAATATTTCTTATAGTTCCATGTAGCATTACCAGTTGTATTACCTGAATAACTTGCTGTTTTTGTTCCGCTTTCTATACAGAGCACCATCTTATCCAGTTTTTCAAAGTTTGCATTGAGCTGCTCGAAGTCTACAACGTCACTTTCCAAAAACAGATTAAACCCCATATTAGTTGACAGATTTGGCATTAAATATCACCTACCTTATACTTTACATATACGTCTTTGATGCTTTCTGTTATATCAGCCATATAAATGAGATCTCGCCATGTCTTGTTATATAGATCCTGCCAATTCTGTTCTGATAATGTCTCCCATGTGCTGATCACATAATGACCGTCACCGTTTGATTTATACCATTCATATAGACGTTTATCTTTGAATCTACCGAAAGTAACCTCTGATTCTTTGAGTTGACCCCATGTAAGATTCTTAACGTCGTATGAATTGAAATATACTTCATTGACACCTTCTTTAAAGATAACATCGTTTAAAGTCCAAGTACCCTGAGGCAAGGTATACAGCTTATTGTTGTATATTACTTTCAGGAAGCCATCAGTTTCAATTGTTGGTCGTACTCTTTTTCGTCCGCTTTCAAACTGTACTGTTTTCCCGCCTACTGCATTCACACAATATATAGCGTCGTTCTTATATTTGTATGGATTGCCATCAATTGTCATTTTGAAAGAACCAACAAGACCATTCATATATGCATTCTGTTTCTGATCGGATATCTTAAATCTGCCATGATATGTATACTCCGGATCCATGGTAAGCTTGAAATCAAAAGACTTTCCATGCAGTTCCCGGTTGATTTCTGTCATGATATCTTCAAATCGACCTATATCGATAATGTAGAACTCTAATTCGATCTCCCGGTTTTTGTAGGCAGAGTCGCCCAGCAGAGACTCCGTTAAATCAATAACACCATCTCCGCCAGGTATATCTACCTCATATTTTTTCACTTCAGGGGAATCTAATTTATATCCATCTATAAGAATCAAACCATATTTGAGAGTCAGATCAACTCCATTTACGATAAGTCTGTTCTCTGGATAATCTGGATAACTCATTAGTATGCACCCCTTTTCTGTAATACTGCTAATTGTCTGTTCATATCTTTTGCAAGTGTTGAAGCCACTTTCTTTGAGTTCAGGTACAGCGCTATCTCTTTTTCATCGTCTGAGTAGAATGCGTTCAGATCGGCTCTAAGTGCATTTATAGCATCAATAACTTGATTGTTACTTGCATTGATACTATCCTGCGTACTATTCAGAATATCCTGTAAAGATGCTACTGGCTGCGATAATAACCTTGCACTAAGATCAGCGCCAATCGATAAAGTACGAGATCCATTTTGAAGTTCAGCCATATCCACTACTGGTTGAATTGTCGGCGTAAATGTGTCATTCGATATACTAGCATCACCGATCATAGATAATGCGGATGATATACTCTGAACAGCATTCGCACCCATAGATTTACCGGATTTGTAGACAGATTTACCCATCTTATCCATACCGATAACAAGACCTTCACCAAGCCACTTACCTGCCTGTATTGTCAGCTTTGATGGTGAACGTGACTTCTGACCGTCTTTTTCACCCTGCACTGCTTTCTGACCAAGGCGATAACCAGCACTATACGCAGCTGATTCTCTTGACGCAATTCCTTCAGTCAGTCCATCTCCAAGGTATCCACCTGCAGAATAGAATGAATAGTAGAAAGATCGAATAGCTCCACTGCAACTGCTCAATGCCGAATAAATAGCTGACGAAGCCCCAGATCCACCAGAACGAAGTCCATTACAGAGATTTGTCATAAGACTTCTACCAGACTGATTGAACTGAGATTTCTTGCCATCTACAATTGTTTTGGCTCTGGACACTGTAGTATTTACTATTGAAGTAACTCCATTTGATCCTGATGAAATACCGGTTCTGAGTGATGTCATGAGACCGGAACCAGCTATAGCGAAAAGACCTCTGCGACTGGTTATAACAGCAACAGTGGCAGTCATAACAACTGCAGTCGTTGCCGGTATGGAAACAAGACCAGTAAGAAATCCCGTTCTAAGTCCATTCATCAGACTACTTCCAGCCACGGCGAATGCTGCTTGTCTGCTTGTGATGGTAACTAATACCGTAGTCATCATTGTGCTGAACGCTTGTGTGATTATAATACTGTTCGCGATCACTGAAACACTCAATGAGGTCATCATAGAGCTCATAGCTGCAGTGACTCTCGGACCAGCTGTAGCAAAAGTATTTACAAAATTGTCTATACTTACATTCCCAAGAGTAGTAAGTGCAGTAGAGAATGCATTTACACCACTTGTATCCATACCTGATAAGCTACGAATAAATGAAGCCAAGCTACGAGCAGACACGATAGATGCAAGTACAGTGGCTAAGTCAACCTTAGATACTTTCGCAGAATAACTCTGTAAGTACTGACCGATCTTATCTACTTTGAAAGCCTCAACACCACTTGTGTCTAATCCAACCAGACCGGATATTAAGTTTCTCAGTTTCATAGCAGCTGACACTGACGTAGACACTGCTTCTGTTGATATACCAGATATCTTGTTTGAGAAACTGTTTATTGTTTTGCCTATAGTTACTATGCTTCCAAATTTCTGAATACCACTGGTATCCAGATCTACGAGCCCTTTTGCCAGCTTCTTAAGATTATTTGCCTGTGTTACAGCGGTTCCGACGTTACTGAAATTAACGTTTCCGATACTGTTTGCGAAACTAGCAAGCCCATCCCCAAAAGCACTAATTTTAACTCCGAATGTAGAAAGTGATACTTTACCATCGAATATTTTCTTAGTTGGAATAGCTTTTTGCAGTTCAGCCATGGCTTTACCAGCATTTACAGCTTGATCAACTACAGACGCATCTATTGATACATTGCTGGAAAATTTGGTAATAGCCGCACCAAATGCTTGACACGCCGCACCAAAAGTGGCAAGATCCTGTTTTCCAACTATATTTTGTAACCAGCCGCCTTGTTTAGGTAAAGACTTCTCAAGTTCAACCATTAACTTACCGGCTTCGCTTGCTGCTGTGATAGCATCTGTGTTAATCTTACCAGCTATGCTATTAGAAAATTCGACAATAGCTTCACCAAATGACTTACAAGATTCACCAAAAGCAGCTAAGTCTGATGTTCCAGCAATAGTTTGTATCCAGCCACCGGTTTTTGGAAGTGATGACTGAAGTTCAACCATAATTTTTCCAGCATTTGCAGCTGCGGTTATAGCTTCAGAATTTATATTTCCAGAAACAGTTTCGGAGAATTTAACCATGGCTTCACCGAATGTTTTAAGCTGTGTACCCAGAGTGGCGAAATTAGTTGCACCAAGTCCTAAGAATTTTGATATTCCAGATATAAAGTCCGCGGCAGTTAAAGCAACAACCGTTTCCGCCAAGATTTTTGCTGATTTGACACTGCCAGCGTCTACAGAAGTTATTCCGGTTAAAAACCCCGAAGCGTTGGTCATGAATGTTGACAAATCAGTTCCGAGATCAGCAAATGAAGATCCGAACTGTAGGAATGATGATATACCAGAAATAAGATCTGCGGCAGACAATAATACTATTGCTGCGGACAAATTGCCAATACCCGTTAAAACACTATTATCTATCTTTCGTGCTCCAGCAATGAATACGCCTGCATATACCATAAAGTTAGATAACGCTAACCCTATCTTTGGAAGCAAATCCAGCATAGATGATGCAAAACCTTTTACTATTCCACCAAAGAAAGATCCTATTCCTTCACCAATAGCTTCCAACATCGGTATGCCTTTGTTTAAGAAAGTTTCAACCTGTGGAAATTGTTCATTGATGTATCCAAGCATACCAATGAAAGTGCCAATAACTGTAACAACACCTATAAGACCTATAGCTCCTGCTACAGCCATATTAGATGCTGGACCTATAGCGGAAAGAATAGCTGTAACTCCAGCCATAGCTACCAATAATATAGATAGCGCAGTTGCTGTTTCTATACTTGGTTTTATATCGAAATGTTCCATCATACCAAATATAATGGCAAGTCCTGCAACAACAAGAGTCATTACAGCTATTCCAGCAAGTGCTGTGGTACTTATTTCATTAACAACACTTAATATAGCCAATGAGGCAGACATACTGACTAAAAGTATACTTAATCCTTCAGCATTTTGAACAGCATTACCTACTTTCATCATATCCATAAGTTTCAAAACTCCAGCAAGTGCTGTTACTGTAGCGGTAAGAAGAATAACACTTTTCCATGCACCTTTAGCTGTTTTGGACATTTTCTCCATTAGAGCGAAGGCACCCATTAAGATCGTCAAAGCTCCAGTAGATTCCTTTAGTTTCGTAGAATCAATCAAACATAAAGCAGCCACAGCGCCAGCCATTACTGCAATAGCCACTGTCATAGCTACAATATTTGCTTTAACGGATTCGGCTCCTCTTGTAGCCCAGATCATTGCTGTCATAACCAGTCCAAGCGCTGATACAGCCGCTACGCCTTTTATCAAAGCTTTGGTATCAACCAGACCCATAATTACAGATACTGCAGCCAATGCACCGACAGCAATAGACATAGCCAATATCGTTGCCGAAACTTTTGCAATCTTTTCAGTACTGCTGATTTTCGTAACGGCTACAAGTGCGCCTATGAATACAAGGAACCCAGCAGCAAAAGCAGCTCCTTTCATCATATCTTCGACAGAAAGCATACCGACTAATTTGCATACGCCTACCATGAGCATCATAGCTACGCTTATTGACATTACAAGTCCACCAACTTTAGCTATTTGGGCTTCAGGGAACATTTTAGATATAAGCACTAATGCTCCTGTAAATTCAAGAAATCCTGCTGCAAATATTACACCTTTTATAATTTCTTCAGCATGAAGTAAACCGATCAGTTTAACAACTCCTACCATTAGACCAAGTGCCACTGACATCTTTATCATCATGGTGCCCATCTTACTTATTTCAGATCCGGCAAATGTTGAAATGACAGTTAAGGTCGATATGAATATACCCATACCAGCAACAAATGCAGCTCCTTTAGTAAGGTCACTTACAGACATTGATGCTATCTGTTTTATAGCAACAGACATAATAAGAAGTGAAGCCGATAGTGCAATCATCATTGAAGCTACTTTATCAATACTTGATATATCGCCAAGTTTACCAACAGCTCCGATTGCAATAATAAGAACACCTATAGCTGCTACGGCACCAGCAAGACCTATGAATCCCTGTTTCAGTTCGTCAGGGTTCATACTACCCATAATTTTAAGGGTGGCGGCAAGCATCAACAGCGTGGTTCCAATAGCTATGATTCCTGTCTTTAATCCGCTTAGATTGACACCGTTCTTATCGATAGAGGCGCTTGCACTTTCCAGTTTGTTCATAGCGAATGCTAAACCAGTTAATACTCCTGCAAGTATTATAATAGTAGCTACAGCACCGTCAAGTTTATCAGCAGGTACATACGCCAACACCACAACTGATGCTGCTAATATTCCTATAGACAATGCAATATTTCTAAGAGCTTTAGATTTGAGGTCTTTCTGGTATGCCCCGATCAATCCGGCTAAACTCTTTTCAATAGCTGTGAAACCGTTGAGTACTCCGTTAATAGAGCTTATTCCATCGCTTAAGGTATCAATCAAGCCGAACAGCTTCTTTACCATAATAAGTGCAATCCCAATTGGAATCAGTGTCAGTAAATACTTAAAATCAAAGTTAACAATGATATCCTTTAATCTCGTAAGTGCTTTACTTAATCCGCTGACTATAACGTCCAGTTTAGACCCGATATCTGCGCCTTCAAATGATTTTTTTATGGAATTTGCGAGTTCTATAGCCGAGTTCTTGATAAATTTAATAGCATCTTTTATACCATTTACGATACCAATTACTATAAATTTACCTTGCTCATATCCCCATTTTGAAGGAGAATGAATACCAAGTAATTCACAGAAAGTATCCATTATAACAGTTGCTATTTTGGAAATTGCAGATATTGCATTTTTTATACCAGATGTTATTCCATTCGCAATACCTTCTACGATATACTTTCCAACGTTGTCTGTATTCTTGATACCTTTAATCCACTCATTGAGTCGGTTAAAAGCATCTTCTATTTTCTTACAGAAAGAATCAATACCAACACTTTCAAATCCTTCGTTCACATCACCGAACAGTTCGGTTATGGTATCTTTGAATTTCTGTATTATTTTCTGTACCTGTTCTAATTGCAAAAATGAATCTACACATCCCTGTAGTCCCTTCAGCATAGCCGTAAGACCCTTTGCAATCTTGCTACTCATACTGACAAACGGAGTATGAGCTTCAATCCATTTAGCAACACCAGTCACATACTTAGCCATTTCCCCAGCTACATGAGCCAGATCAGTTCCAAACAAACCAAGTACAGCATCGAGTAATTTTAATCCACTTGTTAATGAAGCGGACCATTTCCAGTTACTAAGATTAAGTGCTGAATTTATTCCATCCATTACAGACTGTAAATTAGCACCTTTTTCCTTGCTAATACCCATAGCATCTGACAACTGATACAGCATGTCTATTATGCCTTTCCCATCTTTTGTATCAGCGCCGAAAAGTTTATCCCATACTGAAGCAATTTCTTTCGTTATAGGATTGTTGGTAAGTAGTTTGATAACCTTTCCGATTATTTCTCCTACTTTTTCAAATCCTTTACCGAGCAACTCCACAGCTGTATTTACAAGCTTATTGTTCAGTAAGAAATCATGAAACTTAACAATAGCGTCACCAATTCTCGATGTGAAATCCAATACATTAAGATCTGCTGCTCCAAGTGCTTTTGCAAAAATTCTTATAGCCAGACTCGCACCACCTGTAGCAATGGCTCGAATTAGGTCAATGGTTGCGAACAATCCTTTAAAAGTGCGTTTCAATTTATCAGCATTGACATCACTAAGAATAAGGGATGATGTTAATTTATGAAATGCAGCAATAAGATTAAATATGGTATCTGCTTTGAGAACACCAAATACTTCTCTTGCCCCCTGAGATAAAGATGAGAATACTTTAACAAGAGCACGTCCAACATTTTTGAAACTATCAATAAGGAGCCAACGTCCGTTGATCTGATCTAACTGATCTATGAAAGAATCGATAGGGATACCAAGCTTATTGGCAGTCTTACGTAGTTCATCAAAAGCTTTTATCTGCTCTTCTGTATATCCGTTTGCTTTCAATTCGGCGTCAGAAAGCTTAATCATAGCTTTAATCTGATTTTTCTGCTCATCTGTTAAATTTATAGTAGCTGTTGCTGCATCTTCCGTTGATTTTACAGTGGCATTTTGTGAGCCAAGTAACTTATTTTGAGCATCGATCTGTTCCTGTGTGTACCGGAAGGAGTCACCAAGCTTTTCATTTACCTTATTTTGGATTTCATAGTAGTTCTTCCCTGATTTGGTTAAGGCATCAAATCGTTCTTGCCCGTTTCCGAATTTACCAATGATAACATCATCTACAACACTTCCGAGATCTGTTATTGTAGTACTTACTTTTTGTACAGTATCAGCAGCTTTTTTAGCGGGTTCTACAATTCCGGTAATCTTTTTTGATAAATCCGAGAAGCTTTTGCCCATAGCACTCTTTAGTAATGCATTTCTTGCTTCAGAAGATTTATTGATGAAATTACTTATTACATCTGAAATACTGGTCCATAATGCTTTTGCTTCTTCAAAGTCACCAATGATAATTCGCCAAGATTCTGTCCAACCAGATCCAAGAGCCTCTTTTAAAGTATCAATAAGCTGGCTGAATGTTTTGACTTTGGTAGCGGCTTCTCCTGCAGTTCGAGCCATATCAGCCATCTGTTTAGCTTCTTCCTGGGTATATCCTTGATCAAGAAATTTCTTAACCGCTGCTTCATATTCTTGTTGCGATTCAGCTGCTGTAGAAAACTGATCGAGAGTTTCCGTAAGAACTTCTGTTGTAAGCCACCCAGTAGACAATGATTCACGGAAGGAACCTTCTGCAGCAATAGCAGCTTTAGCACCTGTCTGTAAATGCTCAGATGTTCTTATGAGGGCATCCTGAAATACCTGACCACCCATCCCTGCATTTACAACAGAGTTCCAGTCCATAAGCTTTACGGTTCCTGATGCAATAGCCTGAGATAACTGATACATCGCTGTTGATGCTTGCTGTGATGTCGAACCGGATATTGCTGCTAAGTTTGCAATACCCTGAATAGCCGATACAGAAGTATCCAGTTTTACACCAGCTGCAGTAAACGTACCGATGTTTCTGGTCATTTCTGTAAAATTATAAATAGTTTTGTCTGCATAACGATTAAGTTCATCAAGTGCATTATTTACAATTTTTACATTAGTGCCCTCTTTTTGAGTATTTGCCAAAATAGTCTGTACGGCATTTATCTGAGTTTCATACTCTGAAAAACCACTTTTTACTGGATCTATTGTCAGAGCGGATACGATTTTCTTTCCAGCTCCTACACATGTGTCAACAATATTATTGATTTGATGCTGAATTGCTCCCTGAAGATAAGAAAAGCGTGTGTTAACAGTTTCGATTCCTTCGATCATTCCGTCAAATCGCACTTTCTTTGCTGCTTCACCGATATTTTCTAATCCTTTGGAGGCACCAGATAAGTTCAAACTTCTTTTCAGTTTATCAAGAGTGGACATACTCGTCTGTACATTCTTCTCAAAGTTCGCATTATCGAACCGCATCTCAACGACACGTTCGTCAACAGTCTTACTCATATCTTAGTAACCTCCTCCCAAGCTTCTTTAGCCAGCTGGTCAAAAATAGGCTGGATAGCAGGATTGATATAGTCTCGTCCTTCTACCCAGCCTCCGGTGCCAGTGCCGTGCCCATATTGCAGAACAATAGCAATAGGTACTCCTTTATTTATATTTGAATTGAAAAATTCTAAGCTTACACTACCATTTTGACGTTTAATCTCGTAGTACCATGAGGCTGCAGTTTTACCAGTATCTATAGGAGTTGCAGACGAAAGGGCTGATACTCCAGCTCGTCCATATTTGTCGAGCACTCCTATTTTGGCAGTTTCTTTTACTCGCTCAAAATATCGGTTAAGCTTAGAAAAGTCCCCTTTCTGTCTAAAACTTATCATGTTTACTCCTAATTGATTCTGATTTTCTGTCCTGGATAAATGAGGTTTGGATTTGATATTCCGTTCTTTTGTGCCAGTTTCATACAAGAAGTACCATATCTGGAAGCAATACCTGATAAAGTGTCTCCAGATTTAACTGTATAATATTCGGCTGATGTTCCATTGATTATAGACTGTACAGTATTATAACGGCTTCCAAGCACAATTTTTCTTGTATCGCCATTACCGTATTTTCCAGCCTTAACTTCTGACACCAGTGTCTGATCACTGGACGTAAAAATATGATCAATGAAATTCTGAACTTCAATATATCGATTTCCGAGAGCAACTCTTCTCTTATCTCCATCGCCGTATCGTCCCTGCATTACACCAACAGCAAGGTCTAATGTAGATCCAGATGGAGAATTAACTTTAGCTGTAGAAGAACCTGAAACAGTATTTCCTTTACCAGCGTACTTGTTCCAGTCTTCTTTAGTTCCGTAAAACTTATCAAGGTCAAGGTTTCCGTCCCATCCTGATAATCGTCCACAAGAGCTATACTGCCGAATCGCACATGTATATTTACCTTCGTTCCAAGGGGTATTTTGATATCCAGTCTGATTCATATCAGCGTACTGAGCGATCCATAATCCAAAGTTTCCAATATTAGAAAATTTATAAGCAACAGACTGCGAACAATATAGCATCGGACGAATACCGGTTTTGCTGTAGACATATTCAAGCCAAGCTTTGCACCATGAAGCATCCGCAGAACCGAATGATGGATTGCTCTGTCCTTCCCAATCAAGAGCTAATATTGTTTCTCCAATACGAGAGCCTACTTTCTCTAAGAAATAATTAGCTTCTGCTTGTATGTTTCCGCCATTAGCGTAGTGATAAATTCCAAGACATTTGCCAGCTTGCTTAGCCTGTGCATAAGCCCGTTCGTAATCCGGGTTGGTATATCCGGTTCCTTCTGTCGCCTTGATAATAACAAAATCGCAAGGTACCTTTGTCAGATCAATGCCTGACTGATAGCTTGCGATATCTATTCCATTTAAACTCATAGGAAATCCTCCTTATCCTTTGCTGTTGTATTTCTTTCTTCTTGCAGCATTAAGAGCTTTTCTCTGACTTATCATTTCATTACGATTCATTTTCTTTGGCGGAGACTGGTAACTTTCGCATACTCTAAGTAAAGTAAGAAGTTTGTTAAGATGCCATTTTTCGCACTCTAATGGAATGCCAGCCATAAGCATTCGGGCATATATAACTTCTGCAGTTATTATTTTTCGATTTTTCTTTTGGTTATGGTCATCAGAAAAGGTTGTTGCTGTCATTGGATCGTTTATATAATCATTGATAAGCCGAAAATTCTCCGCGGTTAAACATTTGTACACTAATGCATCCACATTCTGTGTAATGGTCATACATTTTATATAATCTATAGTTTCGTCCACAGTTTTGTCTTTTGTATTTATGAACGATTTATGCCATTTACTTTCCCATTTATAAATAGACATAAGTGAATGTTCCAGTTTTAATTTATGCTCACATACGGTAACAAAGGTATTAGTTTCACTCATATAGAATTCTTTTTCTGGTATCACAATAGTTAGCATATGGAACACTCCTTAATATTAACTAACCGCTGGCATTGTTGCTGCTGACGTATCGATATCTTCTGGTACGATACCGTTAACAAATGCTGCAGCTGCTTCTGAATCTGTAGCTAATTCCATGAAAAGCTTAGAATATGCTTCTGTCTGAGCGAACTTATTGCACAGTTTATGTCCGTCTTCATCTATTTTGATAAAGGCTTTTCCGTCATCGCTCTTTTCTCCATAAGCTTTCAGGATAAGATCCTTGAATACCTTAACGATTGCTGGTATATCCTGTGTTGACATAATTTTCTGAATCATAGCCTGCAGACCGCCTGTTGTGCTTAATTCCATTTCCATAAGTTCAGCTTTAGAAAAATGAAAATAAAAGTCTTCTTTTCTTGTTACATCGTTAAAATCTGTATATTCAATTGTTTTTTTTAACATAATTGTTTCTCCTTTCATAAAAAAAGAGACCTCACCTTTGACAATGAGATCTCTTACGATAATATTGATCCTTATTTATTCAGTAGCTTTCATAAGCTCAGCGATTTCATCTGGAAGTGGAAGTCTTGGTCCATTTCCAGTTTCATCTCCGTAAAGAATCTTTTCAAGGGCTTCAAGCTTAGCTTTGTCTACTTTTGTAGAATTGATTTCCAAAGATGCAGTAGGCTTAGCACCGGCAACTTTAACTGGTGTTGTACTAACTTCCCAAGAAAATGAACCTGCTTCAGGGCTGTCATTCACTGTATCGTGACTCTTTTCTGACGGCGCTGCAAGTGCTCCATAAATCATATGAAGTTTGTATCCATGATCATCCCCGTCTGTATCGTTACCAAGGATTGTCTTATAGCAAAGACCAAACGTGCTGCGTTTCTGCTGCCCGATGGTAACACCTGGTGCAATTTCTTTGGTACCGTCGCATTCTTCAAATTCATCTGGATACATGAAAGCTTCGATAGTTGCTGAATATTCTTCAACAGACATCAGATTCAGATACTTGATGTTATCTGCATAAATTGGGCTTGCTTCTGCACCACTCGGAGATTCTGTAATGTTAGAAATACCGTTCCAAGCTACTCCTTTTGGATATGTTCCACCAGTTCCCTGAACGTATAATGCACACTGGCTGACACCAGTTTCGTATTCGCGTTCGCCGGTTTTGTCCCATTCAAGTTTAGCCATAATAGTTGTCCTCCTTTAAAAATATAATGTTAATGAATCGTGATAAAGGTTGTCAGAGATGTAACGACGATCATAAGAACAATACGGAAGCTCCAATAATTTTTGAATTACAGGATTGTCCGGTCTGTTAGAAATAACTGTAAGATCATAACTTGTTAATAATCGATATGTTGAATTATTAGCGTACACTTTTACATATTTCCCTTTTACATATGTAATAGCCGGATAAGTCATCTTTACATTAGGTGATGGCTGATAATATACATACCTGGAACCTAACAGCTCTTCTAATTTACTCTGTAGATTCAGCCGTGTTCCCATTCCACACACCTCCAACTGTTAATATAAGTCTCGGAAATTGAGGTTCAACCTCCGTAACTTTCCATTTGGTTCCCATATATTCCACATATGCTATCGTAGAATAATGGTATAAGGCATACTGATCGGCAATAATGCTTATCTGTTTTGCAAGTGTAATATCATCGTTAATCCGATCAGCGGTTTGCCTTCTCCAACGGGTACTGATTATGTCTCCCTGATAGTGTTTTTCTACAATACTGTCCTCGTGAAATCCAGGTTCAGTTTCTATATCGTCAGCAATACCGACGATGCCGTACCATTTAGCCATAATCAGCCCTCCATTTTGATTTTTTTCGTTTCAATCCGAACAGCTTATAATTAAGCTGCTACAGGGTTAAGTTCAGCTGTCTTTCCAACAAATTCAACTGCAACTGCAGAATACGGTTTAATCAGTGCTCCTGAACAACGTGTTTCGATAAGATATTTCTGTTTGTTGTAATCGATATCGAAATCATCAAACATATTTACGGCACCGCCCATATCTGTGCCAACGTTGTAATCCACAAGGTTTACATAGATGCCACCAAGGATATGTGTATCTGCACCAACAACTCTGGACAGATCTTCCATAACCGGTACAGGTACAATCTTGCTTACACGAAGAGCTGTAGCAAGTTTCTCTACAGTATCGTAAATGACACGTTTGTTTGTATCTTCAAGAAGCAGGCAGTTTGTAAGCATATCTTCTGACATGTACATAACCGGGTTTCCTGATCCTTTATAATTCTTTCTTGACTTGATACAAGCTTTGATAAATGATCTTGCTTTTTCTTCCTCAGTAGTAGCTTTTGTGATAGCAACAGCAGTTTTAACAGTGTATACATCATCATCTGTCCAGATTGGTCTGATATTCTGTTCGTTAATCTTATCTGCAGAAGACTGAGTTCTTCCATCTCCTACCAGGATTGCCCGAGCGAGTTCCTCATTTAACATAGTTTTCATCTCAGATTTCAGCCATGCCACAACATCGAAATCTGTAATGTCAACCATATCATCACGATCCAGGCTCTGATGCTTATAAACTGTAACCGGTGTTGTTACCCTCTTAAGCATCTTGAATACTTCATCCTTCTTCTGGTTTCCTTTAATGTATCCTTTTGCTCTTGCGTCATCTTCAGTAATGTCTGCAAATACAGATTTAACCCGGGAGAATGGTGTTTTATGTACTGAATTCATGACATCAGTTACCCAGAGATCTTCTCTCTTGATAAATCCCGGTACGTTTTCAACTTTCTGTGCATCTGGGAACATGTAATCGATGTTTGTAATTCCATGTGCCAGTACTGTATCCGCCAGAGATCTATTGGTTCTCTTTGCTTCCTTTAAAATATCCATCTGCTCAGCATGTGAGAGAACATCCTGATCCTGTGTGTTAGTTTCCTGATCAAATAAGCTGTGTTTCATAGTCTTGTCTCCTCCTTCATTTTCGTCATCGCCGGCTTCGTCGTCATCTTCACCAGCTTCTTCAAGTGCCATACCTACTAAGGCGTTGACAACTTTTCTCTGAGTATCAGTCATGCTGTCAAGCACATCCTGAATAGTTTCTCCGTCAGTGGAGTCTTCTGTACTTTCTGGTTTGTCTGAATGCTGTACAGACTTGTCATTTTCATTTTCGCTTTCACCATGGGCTTCTTCTAAAGCCATTCCGATCAGTACCTGAACTGCTTTTTTCTGTTCATCAGTCATAGACTCAAAAATATCTTTAATAGTTTTGTCGTCTGGGTTTTTATTACTTTCCGCCATTTTTGACTCTCCTTTCTTTTTTTCAGTCTGTGAATTATCGTCGGAATGCGTTAATGTATCTCCAACTTCAATAATTTCACCAGATCTGATATAGCCTTCTACTTCGGAATCGTCACCATGAGCAAGTACAGTATCAATAACTGCTCCTGGATTAGCTCCTGCGAGAACCAAACTTACCTCTCGTATGATTCCATGAATTACGTCTCCTCCACGCTGAACTAATTTATTTGCATAAATAGACAGCCGATCCACGTCTTTATGCTGAACCAACATTTTTGCGTTACGTCCGGAATCTGTGTTATTAAAAGTGATGTATGCATATACTCCATCAGCCCGGTTTTCAAGCAGAGCATGTCCAAGTACAGCATTTGGATCATCATGTTCATGGTTCCACACAACTGGTACAGTGGCTCCGTCACATTCCTCGAAGGCATTTTTTAATATAGTTCTTCCATCTGAGCATCGCATATTAGCTTTAGTAGCCCATCCGGAACAATCCGCTTTGATAGCCATTTTGAATTACCTCCATATTTAGTGTTACATTTATATATCCAAAGTAAGATACGACTAACTCAATTACAAAATGAATGGGCTAGAATATGGTTTTGTATCTCGTATTTCAAGCGGCATTTATTTAGTTTTCAAATTTGTGGAATATCTTGACTTTTAGATTTAAGATTTAGTTATCATTTTCGGATAACATAGAAATAGGTATATCGCCTATAGATGTTTCAGAAGAATTCTCCTCTGATTTGTTTTCAGTCGATTGATTAGTCTGCTTTTCGTCCGGCTGATTTAAGTTACTGTTGATAAGTTTGTCCGCTTTTGGATCATCAGATGGTTTAAATCCGATTACTCCACGAATCTCATTACTTGTGAGAATTTCGTTACGAGTAAACTTGTCCGCAATTTCAGCAATATTATTTACTGGAACCAAACGGAACGGATCTCTGAAGAACATAATTGTCTGAGATTGTGATCGCGCAGTTTTGGTCAAGAACTTACGAGTCATTTCATCTGTTATTGCTGAAACTATAGGTTCGATAGTGCGCGAATTGTAATTAAGCATTGTCTGCTCATCAGCGGTTCCATTCAGAACTTCTTGTGTAATACCTAACTGACTGTACAGTTCGTTCCGTAAATACTCAACCTGTTTCATTAGATTATTTTCCACGGGACGATTTAGCTGTATTATTTTTTCAGTTCCGTCTACATATGCTATTCCATACGGACCTTTAAGCTGTTCTTCTATATCTTTTTTACGTTTCTCCGCTTCTTTTCTTCGACTTTCTGACTTGATTACGTATGGTAACTGAATAATCATGTCGAGCTTTCCAGAGCTTGTTGTTTCATCAACTCTATCCAAAAGAGTTAATTTACGAATAAGCCGTTGCATTGTAGAGTTAGGCTCATTTATGATTGAATACATAGGATTTTCAATTATACCAATGATTCGCTTAGGTAAAATAAGTTCTTCTCTATGTCCAGTTTTCTGATTATATAACTGAACTTTTACATGTTCTGGATACCACTCTAATATTTTTCCAGTTCTCATAGTCTGTATATCATATGATCCTGTTACTGTTGGATCTATAGTAGTATCTACCGGAACCATAGCAACAACACCCTCATCGAACATGCTTTCTACTATATCCTGTTTGAATGCTCGCCCAGTCTGATCTATATTAGCTTCAAGATTCAGACAGTTATCCAACCCAGAACTAATATATTCTTTAAATCTACCGTTTTCATCAACTCGGCAATGCCTAATATTTATAGAAGCAACGTCCAATGCTATCCGCGTGTATATCGAAGTGACTATGGACTGCTCATTCCGAATAAATGTTCTGATTCTGTCCGGACGGTAAGTGCTGCTCGATCCTATATTATAATAGGTAGGTTCTCGATTTCTAAAGACGTCCCAGCTATGTCTGAGTACATCAAATATTCCCATTTTGATTTTCCTCCTATATTGACGCTATTTCTTTAAGAACGTGTTATATATCCATTGTTCTCCTTTGGCTCTGGCACGGCTGAGTTTATCTTGACTTTTTTTTGTGGTATAACTTTCTTCAGCTCTATCGCCAACCAACCGTTTATTTTTACATAAGACTCTTTATCAAATAAGCTATTTGACTGCTTATATTTTACAGTGTTTGTCTTATGTCCATCAGGTGTGTTTGACTCGGTAACTTCGGTAGCTCCTTTACTGTACTTCTTAAGTTCAGGATCATTATAGATATATCGCCACTTTTGCTTTTTTTCTATTTGGTAGTAGCGTTAGACAAACTTTTACTGGCACGTCTAACTCCACATTTCATACCGAGGACTCCATAATGCTGAAGTTCATCTGGGTTCTCATATTTTGTTATAATGCAGTTGTTCATATTGTAATTTCTCCTTTTTTAGTAAAATTAAGATAGTTTATCAATGCCCATTTGAACTAAAGCATGTGCACCTAATGCTGCGGCACCAGATACTGCGGCAGATCCTATGAATAAAGTACCTAAACCAGGTGCAACAGCGCTTGCTGCAGTAGCTCCTACAAGAGCGCCAATTCCAGCACCAGCGGTATTAATTCCTGCTAACAAATGATTTACTGTAGTGGCTCCTTTTTTTAAGTGTCTATGAGGAACTTCTGCTATAGTTTGGGACGCTATATTCTTGCGATAGTCCCTGGCATTCTGTCTATTTTTAAAATTTTTTATCATATATTTGGATTGTCGTATTGCGTTCTTCTTATTAACATTAGCAGATTGTATTGCTGCCTTCTTTTCAGAGCGAGTTATTTTACCAGATTTATAATCTTTTTTAATATCTCGTACAGCTGAATTTCGTCTATGGTTTTCCAACACACGAGTGTTTCGTCTAACTCCCCATTTCATACCGAGGACTCCATAATGCTGAAGTTCATCTGGGTTCTCATATTTTGTTATAATGCAGTTGTTCATGTTAGTACCTCCTATTCACCATGTTGCATTGGGGTTATATGTGAATGTTTCTTTCGTGAATTTATCTACAGCTTTAAGACTGTCGTCAATCTGAGGAAGAAAACATTACATATTTTCATTTTTCTCCTTACTCAAATTCTTCTTTATGTTCTTTCCAAGCTACAAAAGCGTCCATCATAGCCGCTACACAGTCTATTTTGTGCTCTCTTTTGCGCTTGTATAATTTACGATTTCCATTTGTATCTTCCAATGTGATACAGTTACCCATAGCAAAGGTCATAATCTCTTCATCGAAAATTAGCATTCGTTCCTCAGATAGCTTCTTCAACTCACCAAGTGGAATTGATTCTGTTTTTGCGCCCTGTGGTACTTTTTCAATTCCGTATGGACCGTTCTCGGTTTCCCATCTACCTACGAATTCTTTCGCACCATATGGGTCATAACCGAAGCAGCGCACGTCATAATCGCTGTCTATAATGTGCTGATCCAAATCCTCATAAACTGCAGTCATATCAAGAATCGTACCCTCTAAAACAATAAGGCTACCCTCTTTCATGAAATCATCGTATTTAGTTCGCATAGCTCCTGGTAATTTCTTTAGAGTTAAAGAAGAAATGTAATTACGAGTTTTTATTCCGAATGATCCGTCTCGTAATGGAAATAGGAAAGTGAACGAACAGAAGTCGTCTCCCTGCGATAAGTCTGCCCCCATAGCGCAAGGCATCTGCCAGAAATCTCGATGTCGATGTGGAAGTGTTTCCTCATATGTAAAGTAATAAGTATAACCTTCCAGTGGAATACCGAATCTCTTAGCAAGTATATCATTTCTTACCGCCGGTGCTTGTTCAGCTCTGTCTACATCCTGCTGGTATGTTTCATAAGTAACAGTCTTATCAAGATTCGGATTTGCTTTCAGCCACATTTCAGGGCGATTTACTTCATCAATCGAATCGAGCTTGTACCACCAGATTGATACATGTGGGTTTCTGTATTCATTCTTAAGGATTTTTGACAATTCCATTTTGATTGTATCGCCGCTACCGTTCCGGACTGTTCCCTCAGAACTGATAGCAACAATCAGATAGTCATCGTTCTTTGAGGCGCCCTGTTCAAGAGCACCGATAACATCCTCACGAACATCTCCAGATAACCATTCATCTACAGTATTGATTCGGCTATTCAAACCCTGCAGCTTGTCTATACTCATTGGTCTTATTTCAAGTAATGATCCGGTGAGAAAGTTCTCGATGCCTTTTTTAGTACTTGCCAATTTTTGACGATTAGCTTTTGATCCTGTAGTATTCTGTAAAGATCCTTCAGTAAGGAATTGGAATAGAGGTCCTCTGGCTCTTGTGATAGCAGTCCTGATTGGAGATAGTACTTCTTCGGATTGCTTCATAGTCGGGGCTGTAGTAACCTGATGAGTTGTTGTAGTATCTACGTTTAAGAAGTACGATTGAATGCAGGCAGCGTACATAGATTTTGCAGCACCTCTGGCTACAATAAGAAATTGCTTATTGATCAGTCTTTTCTTGATAGTCTTCTGTACGTAATGACCCTCTTCCGGATCGTAAATACTTCGCTCAACATAATAATACCAACCGAATATCTCTTCTGCCCATAACTTGAACGAATCCAGTAGATGTAGATCCTCACCATCTGTAAGAGTTAACTCATTCTCACAATAATGAATAAAACCCTCAACAGCTTGGTCATCATACCAAACCCCGGGGTTTGCGATTAAATCATCTATTCGATGCATTTCAAGATTTACTTCTTCATTAACTGGTATCTCACCTCTGATCACGGCGTCTCTGAATTTACCATAGTAGCGCGGAACTGCTGTATTACTTAACGCCATGATGATTCACCTACTTTCTTATTCTCTCTCGTTCATAAATCGCTCGAACATATCTTTAATATCATCTTCGCTAAAAGACTTAGAATTACCATTATTGTTCTGAGTGGTGCCGTTAAGTTTGTCTCTGTTATTCTTGAGATTAACCATAGTCTGAGCTCTGTTGGCATATTTTTTAATGTCTTCGTCCGACAGCTTATTACGGTTTTTCCATACTTCATCAATATTGAATTCTTTACGTGGTTTCTCAATGCCGAGCTGCTTTTCAATCATTTTACCAATAGCAGATTTAGAAACTGTAGAGTAAGCATTATCGAGCTTACTAAACATATTAGTAGCTTTATCTACGGTATTGGCAGTTCGTTCCATTTTACTGTTAATCCAATCAAGACCAGTCTTTTGCTCTGGAATTTTACTTTTCAATCGAGCCTCGGTATCAATTCTATTAATGCGGTCATTAAGCTCTTGTGTAGTCAAAAGATTTCTATTTTCGTAGATTTCTTTAACATCAGTACTATCGAGAAGTCGTTTTCTCTTTTCTTCTCGGCTCTCACCTTTTTTAGCTTCTTCATCTGCTTTCTTAAGATCGTCTACTTCATCTTTAAGATCTTTAAGCTTATCAACTTTCTTCTGAGTACGCGCTTTGTTCTTGAGTAATTTACGTTGCTCTTTCAACTCGGCAGTTTCTTTATCATATTTTTTCTTTCCGCGTTTATTAAGAGTTCCGTCTTTGGAATTGTAACGTTTACGACCTAAATTAGTGAGTCCACCACTTTTTGTCTGGAATCTACGAACACCCCATTTCATTCCATGGATGCCATGGTGTTCTAATTCATCAGATGGGTTTTCACACCTAATTACGATTGGCTCATTCATTATTTCTGTACCTCCTTCCTACTAATCATTTTGAAAGTTCTGCCTCGAAATTCAGTCGCCATTCAAACTCATTTATAGCCTGTTTGATACATTCCATATGAGTTGAACTTGACGGAGGATCGAACAGAAGTCTCACTTTCATACATATATAGGTTTTCACAGACTCGAAATTTTCGTATGTTATTGGAAGGAAGTCTGTCCACTGTTCAGTACCGGTTGATATCTGAAAGGTCTTGTCAGGTCCCACACCCATCTGGTGAAGAATCATAAACACCGAATTGATGTGCATGATAAGTGTCGGATCAAACACCGTATAGTCGGGCATAATTCCAATAGCCTCTTTAACATCGTTTAATATATTGCTGTTATTCACGGATATCTCCTTTCTGCCAGTTAACGTTTCCAAGGACAAGTATCGTTGGGTCTACGCTCAATTGGCTCAGTAATAAGAATGCTTTCATCTCCGTAATGAATAGCGTTGTGTGTGATCAGACTTGTCGAAATGACATTCTCAGGATCAAATACTTTGGGATCTCTTTGTTCTATGTCACGTAATGTAATAGGATTGATGTGATGTATCAGAATCTTCCCTTGAATTTCATAACCCGGTGTTGCCAGATCACAACCGTTATCACGTATTACAATATTTCTCCGAAATCTTCTCCACTCCGATGACTGATATAGAATCTGATTAAGGTACCGATCGTAACCGAAAGTTTCATCTCCAATTGTTCCATTTAATTTCAAGTATCGGTACCGATCTATAAATCGTGGTAGTTTAACCAATTCCGAATAGGATCTATCATAACTCTTCATAGTCTTCAGTCTCACCATGTCCACCGTAATCACGCATCGCTTTAATAGCATTCTCATAAAGGTCTTTCATTTCTTCACTGGACTGGTAAGCTTTGGCTTTGGCTTCAAGAACCGCATTTTCTTTCTTTAATTTTTCTTTTTCCAATTCTGCACGTGTCGTTCCAAGCTTAAGAAAATGTGTAATCACCTGGGAGGATGCAGTACCGTCTAATAGCTGTTGTTCTGCTAAATTAACAGCTAAATCGATAAGCTGATTCTCTCTGGCTTCTGGACTAAGAGCCGGTCTAATCTTTCGTGACTGATTAGATGGCTTTGTAGTGCTTTTTGCCATAGTTACTGCCTCCTCTATATCTGTTATGTTCTACTTTTACAACATTTAGTAGAACCTATAAGTTTGGTAATCATCCCACAATCACTAGAAAGGAGAATAAAGAATATGAACGTGTACGAAAAGCAGAGGTATCCCGGAACGGCTTCAACTTATAGGTTCTACTAAATGTTGTTTTATTGTTTTGGAAATTGTAATTGAATTTATTTAAAAGAAAGCCCCACTCTCTTTTGACGGAGAATGAGGCTGAGCGATGGTTTGAATTTAATGAATATATTCCCAATCTTCGGCAAGAACGTCAGCATTACTTGGATTCCACATAGCATGGCTTCCATCTGCTGTCTTAATCTGAAGATATGGTTCACATTTAAAAAGGTCTCCTTCGTGAAGACCCCAAGCATTAGCGGTCTGGATATTGCAAGGAATACCTGCAGGATATCCCTTCTGATACACTACGAACATTCCTTTGCCATTCCAACCGTGTCTGAAGATTTTCTCTCCAGATTTTACTTTTTCAAGTGCCTGTCCAAAAGTCATTGGTATCAACCTCCTCTGAAAATATTGATTTGCTTTTCCAAAATATCCCGTGAATAACTATCACCGATAATCAATACGTTTATCTCATCTTTTGAAATCTCATTGTTTACCATCAAACCGTTTTTAATTGATAACTTAACATCGGTTGAAATTCTTCTGTCAACTAAAGCTCCCCTTTAATTAACCGGAGAAACTATCTAAACTGAATCGCCTCAATCTGCAATGCCTGTCCGACTGTACCTAGTGTAGATACACCGTCAGCTTTCGTCCAGTCTGTCCAACCAGAATTTTTTACGTGCACTCGATACTCAAAATCTCCGTCAAAGCACAAGCACTCGATACGCTTATTCTGTCCTGTGGTACCGATTACAGTGTCTTTTGTGACCGTGCCATAATCTTTCCAGCCGATACCCTCAATGTGCGCTTTTGCCTTGATTTTGATGTTCAGCGGATTGATTTTAAAAGCTTCCAGTCTGAGATTGTGACCCGTGATGCCAATGATATTCTCGCAAGCTCTCTCTCCTAACCAGCCTCTGTTCTGGACGTGTGGATTGACAAGAAATTTAGCAGCCATGATCTCGATTGCTTCAATTTGCAATCCTTTTCCTTTTGTTCCAGCCCAGTTTCCGTTGAATGTCCAATCTGTCCATCCGATGTTTTTCTGGTGGACTCTGTAGATGTACGGCGTATCCTTGCCGGTAATCTTGATTGCTTCGATACGCTTGTTCTGTCCTGTGGTGCCAAGGATTGTGCCTTTGGAGATATTCTTGTATTCCTTATCGCCTACATCCTTGATATGCACTACTACGTCTGTTTCTCCGACAGGAATAAGTCGGAACGCTTCGATTCTCCGGTTCTGTCCTGTCGTTCCTGACATACGACCATCAGACTGCCAGCACGCCCAGCCGATGTCACGGATATGTGACTGGTAAGATACCTTACCGTAATGCTGTACGGAGTCCTGAGATGTTCCACCAGATGTTACCTTACCGTCAGAATCCTCTTTTGCCGGAGATGCCGTAGCGATGCCGAATGCATTAAGGATACCTCTTGCCAGATCATCCATCTGACCGTTGAATTTGTTCAGATCGCCAGAATTGGTAATGAAGCCATTTTCCAGTAGTCTGTAGCTGTAGCCCCTCTGTGCTGCTCTCCACGGATTTGCAAGGTCATCTCTCGGTTTGATTTTTTCGGCACGTCCTGGAAAGAATGAACTGATAAAGTTAGCCAGTGCCGTGTCGTATTTGTCTGGACTATAGCCCTCCTCAATAATTACATGACCGCCTTTTACAGACGGAACATTGCTGTCCATGTGTAATTCCAGAATCTGCCAATCTTTCGGAATATTAAGACTCATGATTCCATTGTCTGCGTACCAGTTCCGGTTCATATCTGCGACCGTGACATTTCCACCGCCTAATGCTGATAATCTGGAAGCGAGCGCACGTACACGCTCTGCCTCCGTATATCCATATCCTACTGCTCCGCAATCACCGGCGCCATGACCAGCGATAATAAATAAATGTGCCATAGTATCTCTCCGTTCTGTCTTTGTGCTGTCTACTCAGCTTTATTTAACTGTTTAAACACCTGGTTTACATAATTACTAAGTCCAGCAACCAGAATGCCCTGAACGATTGCTGTGAAAATTGCCATGACGGTACCTCCCTTACACTATTAAATATCAATACTGCTTTCTTGAAAAATCCCGCCGGAGAAAATATCAAGACCGCCGCGATGCAGGGAGGGGGTGTAATTTTTGAAGTACCCCCTACCCCTTTATTCATCATGTCATATGGTATATCTATCATATTTCTTATGTTTTTCAATCTTTTTGTTCTTTAAAGCGGAAATATTTCTTTATTTCTGTCTCCAACAATCGTATTAGATATGATTGCTTCGAACGGCAAGCTGAATACATGAAGATAAAGAAAGATTAAACAGCAACTTTAACAATTCGTTCAACTTTCTTAAAGTTATTGAAAGGATTCATAACAATGATTTCATCAATAGCTCTTTCAATCTCTTTGCTTGCTTCTTTCTGTGACATGTCATCAGTAACATTAGAGATTCGATCAACATAACCACAACAATTGTAACCTTTTTCCATATCATAATTATACCAATCAGAGAACTCCTCAAAAGGATCAAAAGGATTGTCAAGTGTAGTCAATCGATAGTCTTTCTCCGTAATAGTTTCGTTTGTCATACTTAAACCACATCCTTTCCTTTAATGTACTTACTAATAGTAGTAGTTGAGAAGCCAGTCTTCTTTGCAATCTCACCAATCGTATAGTTAGACGCTGACATTGCTTTGATGCGTGTAATCTGTGCAGAGCTTGGTGAAGTAGTAAGCTTTGGTGTTGCTCTTGCTCTAAGCTTATCAATGTCTGTATTGTTCAGTATGTCTTTAAGCTTAGTCTCAGATATAGCACCAGCCTGTATTGCTTCCCATTCCCGGTCACTTATCTCAATGTTGCGGTCTGCTCTCCGAACAGATCCAACCTCTGATCTATACTTGTTTACAGATCTCTGACATAACTTCTTTACATCTTCTTTCTTCATATCCGGATTGGCTTTGGTCCGCTCCTGTATCTCTACGTTAGCCCGGCGTAGCGCCTCCCGCTCCCTCGGTTTATTCATAAAGGCATTCGTTAGCTTATTATCCAGGGAGGTTACTTCTGCTTGATACTTCTGCTTAGCCTTGGCATCATATGGTATCTTACCGGTATTTGCAATTTCAACACGAGCTTTGTTAGCCAGGGCTTTCATATCGTTGGCATAGCTGGCGTACTCTAACTCCATAGGGTGTCGTGATGCAGATACTAAACTGTAAGCGTCGTCAGTTTCCGCCATTTTACTACTCTTCTGAGTACGGGTCTTAACATTATATTGGATGGTACCATCTGGGTTAGTATATGTGACTTCACCAGTGGTCTTATTCTTTCTTTCAACAGGGTTATACTTTTTATAGTCATCCGGGTTCTTAGAATCGTATATGATTTTCTTTCCATCAACAGTACGGATCTCCGTCATACCTGGATACTTTTTACTTTTACCTCGATCTACATAATATAAATCATCAGCTGGTTTCCAAAGCTTAGCTCCAACTGGTTTTGTAGGATCGTAGTATTCTTTGTCAGGCAAGTTAGTTTTATAACTACCCTGTCGTTTAGGTACAGTATATTCACCCTTTGCTTTTGATAAGATGGTACTTGCTCCACCTATTTTTATGTTACCATTAGCATCAATACTTCTCTGAAACTCTGCTTTAAGTGCAGCAATATTATTGTCGACTTCACTCTGTTTGTAATCCAGATGATGCTTCTCTGCATCGATAACAACCATGCTGTGCTTTACGGCTCTGGCAAGTTTAGATTCAGATGCTCCTGCCAATGTCATGTCTGTGATAAGATTAGAAATAACACCCATCTGTTTCTGAGTATCTTTCATGATCGGATATTCTTGTCCATTTCTGGTATAATGTTCTACACCTTTAGCATCAACAGTTTTGGTTCCACCATATGCTACTTTCGGATCGAAGCCTACCAGATCTTTAAGTTCATGTTTGTTTTTAATATTGACCTTACCACCTGCATCATTTGTAGGAATACACATTACAGTGTCACCATCAAAGTCCGCTCCTGATAATCGATCAGCTATCTTATGATTGATACCAACAGCATCAATACTATTTTTACCGATGATCTCGTTACCAAGTTTATTCTTGTTGTTGACCGTAAGAATTGGAATCTCGAATATACCACCATGCGGATATCGAATAAGTGCAAGTTGAGTTCCTGGAGTGTAACCAGGAGCATAGATTTCATTATCTTTAAGAGTATTTACAGGAATAATTACGTGATACTTCTGTCCTGGAAGTGCTGCGGCTTTAAGATGTACAGCTGCTGAGTCACAGTTATCAGCAAATTTCTCAAGTAAATATTTCTTAATAGTTGGATTTGATAAGCTACAGATTTCATCATACTCTGCGTACTTGTCTGCCTTTGCTAATCCCAACTGTTTACGAGCTAAGGTAAGAGTCTGCTTACCAAGGAACTGTGATGGTAGAGCATTTGCCCATTCAGTCCAATCACCTTCATCAGCTCTCTTGTTAATAAGTCCAAGTTTCTGTTTACCTGTTTTCTTATCGGTATACCAATATTGTCCGCCTTGATCGGCATCTTTTATTAAAGATCCGAAAGGGTTGTCAGGATCATTTTTAATCTTCTTAAGTACGTCTCCCTGTGGAGTACCTTTCTTTTTGTTAGTATTAAATATGACATCGACACCATCCGGCATGTTGTCTGAATATACAGCCATACCTTTAAGGTAATGGGTTCCATCTACCATAATACGAACCTGTGAATATCGGGAATCACCAAGAGAGAGATCCTGTACTCCTCGACGAAGCTCTATGATACCATCTTTTTCGATACCGGTAATTCCGTCAGGTCCTTTATCTTCTGCATATCTAATCTGTAATCTTTTAGAATCCAATGATTCAGGATATGTAAATTTCTTGTGATAAGTTTCTCCGTCATCGTTAGAAGTATAATCAGTAATGGTTTTTACTTTATCATAATCATAGATTTCATTTTTCTTTGTTCCAGGCAAACATAATACTTTCTGATTAGACTGCTGATTTGTATTTGTTGGCTGAGGGACTCCACCACCATAAATGGGACAGCCTTCAGCTTTCTCCAAATAATCAAGTGCAGTATCAAGTCTGGTTCTAGTAATTCCAAGTTCCTGTTCTACACCAGCACCTACATCGATCATACCTTTCTTCTCAACCTGATCACGTAAAAAATCTACAGTCTCCATAACTTGATTCATATTGTCTTCAGATTTTGGATTAAGTAATGATCTTACTGTGGATTCTGGAAGTCCCATTTTTCTACCGATCTCTGTAGCACCGAGTCCGTCTTCTTTTAAGCTCTTGGCAGTAGCTACATCCTGCAATCGTTTTTCGTAATTAGCCCAACTTACCTGTCTTCGATATTCAGATGAGGTAAGTCCCATAGATTTATATATAGCTTTCTCGCCAGTATATACTTTTCCATCAGCCGGATCAGTCCAAGTAAATCCCTCTTTTTTCATATCTGAAATACGTCCAAGAAAATCTCGTCCGTGCTGATATGGAGTTTCTCCAGATCCATATGGATATCTCCCGCTTCGTCTTGGCATTCCGTAATGTTCTATATATTCTTCTACAGTTTCAGACATTCCATAGTATTCTGATATTTCTTCAGCTACTGAATTACTTGAATGCTGCATTTCTGAAATATCAATAGTAGCTGGTGCACTACCATAATAAGAAGCTATTTCTTCTGCTATCGGATTCATAGCTTATCCCTCCTCGTTTGCTATTTCTAACGCTCTGCATTCTCGTATGATGCAGTCCATCGTTTCAAGAATTTCTTCTGCAGTTGGTTCATGATGCAGAATTTCATCGTTCTGATATATACGAAGTTCAGTATCGATTTCTCCTGGCTTAACATGATATTCCAAACAAAAAAGAGCAGCGTATACTAATAACTGCTCAATCTTAGCTGGATGTGTTCCTGATTTATAATCGTGGATTCTTAACAGATTATTTCTAAAGGAAATAGCATCAGCGGTTCCAAAACAATATGGTGAATAATATAAAGGCTGTTCCGGTGTCAATTTGAAACCAATAGCATCGTTTACATAATTCATGAAATTACTGTAAAGTCTATCCATATCGATTACGTTTCTAGGAATTCCGTCACTTAATAAATGTGACAGTACTGTAAGTTTATCTCCCTTTTTAAGCTTCAAATTATTTCGGATAAGTGTTTCTGCAAGTTCATGTAAAGATGTTCCCATACTCTGTGCATACTGGCTAACATACTTCTGAAATAACTGTTCATCCGTATAGTTGAGCCAATGCGGTTGACTTGGTGCTAACGTAGCATGTTTGCCGCGAAGCTCTAAATGTTTTTCAAATATCAAGATAGTGTCCTCCTTATTCTCCGAACTTCTTTTTAAGTTCAGCTATTACCTCTGTTTTATTTTCAGGACAAACGAAAGCTGCGTATGACATTTCGTTCATCTTGTTCACGTAATATTCTTGATTTGGTTGTTTATGAGCAGTTGCATTTTTTTTACACTCTAACATAGCCCAATGCTTTTTGTAGAAAACGGTCAAATCAGGAATCCCCTGCAAATATGAACTGTCGTTCTTCAGTACCATACATCCCGGGAATTCTTTTTTTAATTCTTTAATAAGATTTGACTGGAATTTATTTTCTAACATATTGAAACACTCCTTGTATGGACCCTGTAGGATTTGAACCTACGACTTCCCGCTTATGAGGCGGATGTTCTAACTGGACTGAACTAAAGGTCCTTTTTGGGAGAAGATGAAATTTGTCATGACAAATATCTAAAGGGGGAATACTTTGAATGACAGATTTCTTTTCACATTACATTGATACCAATCGCATAAAGGTATCTGCATATGTGGGAGTGTATAATGAAAAAGAAAAATAAGACAAAATTCACCTTCTCCTCATAACAGGCTGTGTTTTCTACGTGAACCATAGCAGGGCGACAATTTTAAGTTTTTGCACAAAAAAAAGAGGAAATGTTTTTCACACGTCCTCTTTGATTTAAAATATCAATATTATGTTATCAGCTCAAAGTGATAACCGTTCTTCGTTTTTTGATATCTGTTGTTCGCACATTTACTTACAGATTTATAATTCAATTTCATATCGATACTGCAGTCTTTTATTGAATTGTATACTTTACCGGTTTCTATACATCTAACTGGTTTCATTCGATGGGTTGGTTTTTTGCCATTTGAGAATAATGACTTAGAAATATCTTTTTTAGTTTTCCATTCTAAATTATCAGATTCATTTTTTCTTCGGTCTCCATCAATATGAGTTGCGAGCATTCCATCACTATATCCTGGCACATGGGTATCAGCAACTAATTTATGTATATTACACGTATGAGGTATACCATCTTTCATAATTCGTACTCTCTCGTAACCTTTATCGGAAATATAGGTTTTTAATACATGCCCAGTTTTTCTATTTCGTACATGACCTTTATCTGAAATATCATACAATGGAAATTCTTCACTTTGTCGCCATTTTTCTTCAGTCTCCATTTTTCTATTCCTCTTCTCCATATTCTATATCGACAAGTTCATAAACAGAACATTTTAAAGCTCGGCAGATTTTTTTTAAATTGTGTACATTTGGCAGTCCTTTTCCAACGCAATAGTTACTGATAGTGTTTTCAGATATACCGGTAAGCTCAGATAGTTTTTGCTGATTCATTCCCATTCGTCTGATCTTATTGTAAAGATTATATGCAAATTGTTTTCTGGTATCCATATCATTGAGTTCACAGATTTCAGTCTCACCGCCATCTTTGCTCAGAATTCGGATTCTTTTGTCAAACCAATTATAGCAATACATTTTATTTCCGTGAATCTTTACCGTAATCTCCATTTGTGCAGACGGATACCAATCTACAATATCATTTGCTATAGATGGATATTCCTCACAGAACTCATTATACACTGCAGTCCAATAATCTTTTGCTTTTTTCATAATGTTATAATCTCCTCTCTTTATCTTATTTTTCTTCATCCGATTTTTCGTAGCACAAAAATACAAAAAAAATATACAATTCAACTTTACTTAACCCCAATACAACTTTTATTGTATTTTTCCAATATTTCTTGGATTGACCTTTACGGGAATAGAAAATAGTGTTTTTTATTTTTTTCGGTATTTATGTTACGTACAAAAAATCAAAAACAGGCAATTTTAGCGTAAAATACCCCCTTTTAGACCTATTTCAGCCTATTTTTCAGAGAACATCCGAATTATGTTACGTACAATAATTCCCAAATCCGATTTATTTACCGTACAATAAATACCATATCCGAATTATGTTACGTACAATAAATCAGGAATTATGTTACGTACAATAAATCGAAAATGATTTATTTACCGTACAATAAATACCCCAAAATGAATTATTTACCGTACAATAAATCGGCTTAATATTCCTAAAAATCGTCCTCTTCATGTTGAATATCGTATAAATCAGACTCGCCTTTAGCTGCTATGATCGCACCTTTTCTTGCTATTTCTGCCGCTGATTTACCTATTTTCTTACTTACATTAAATATCAATTCATACTCTTCGTCAGTTAATCTAAGCTCCAGTCTATGTCTCCGAGCACCGTCTTTCATAGGTCTCCCGCGTTTCTTCTTCTCTTCCAACTCGTATCACCTCCAGTCAAAATTACATCACAAACCAGCACACAATAAAGAACCCGCCAATAAGAACAACATGTAAAAATATCCATAACTTATAAACTAAGTCCACCCACGGATATGTAGCATTTTGCCAATTACCCCTTACTGTTCGACGTGTTCTATTATTCCCAAACCACAAATATAAACTAACATCGCACCAAACGATAACTGCAAACAATAAATCGAACGATAAAATACACCCAATTATTTTAATCACGGTATGAATATCACTCATCTTGCATCACCTCCACCTAATCACACCACAACCAACGAAAACAAAATAAGAGCCCAAGATATCAATCTCAAACTCTTATGTCACTCTTAGAACTTTATACCATTTATAAATCCATCACGTGCTAATCGATCCCGAATATCAAACATATCATCCAATCCGTAAAAGAAGTTAACATCACGTCTTTTCTTTTCATTGTTACATTCCATAATACGATTTAATTCCTTATACTTATCCAGTAAATTATCATTAAGTTCTTGTATCTGGCTACTTATACCTATGACTGCATAAACATATTTGTTAATGTCATCCATTAAGTATATAATACCTGTTGCGTCATACAAGTTCTTAAGTGCATTTCTACTGTTAATATAAGAAATCCTCTTATGAACTAACTTAGATTTCCTATCCTCTAACTCCTTAATTTCCTGTCTTATTTCATACTCTTTCTTACACATAGTATTTTCCTCCTTAAATGTGTTTTAGTTCTATTTGTCATAATAGGGAATGATTTCATTGCGTCAAAATAAAAGAGCTCATTAATAACACCAAGCCCAAATAAAAATAATTACTACACCTAGAATATGTACAAGAAACCATAAGTAAACCCAAAACGGTAAATCGAATATCGAAGTTCTACGCCATGCCACTATTTCATCTTTAACTAATATCCACACAAAACCATATACGAGAACACAGATCATCCCTGACAATAATTTAATATACGCTTTTACACCTTCCATGCATTATTCCTCCCATAAATCTCATACAGTCTATCTCTGGCATATTCATGCATACTTATCTTAAGACTCAACTCACGGATAATTTCTTTTTCATGATCCATCAATATTTTAGCCGCACGTTGATTATTTGGTTCATGCAACCACACCATATTATTAAAGACAATTCCCTCTTCACTAGATACAACAAGTACTTTCTTCACTTTACCAACATCGTTTTTGATCTCTATTTCAGCTCTACGACTATATGGTATTATGCATCCATACAAAGGCGAGTAATACGTTTTCTCAGTAACAATAATATCACCAACCTGCTCGACGATCTTTTGTTCCTTCGTATTATACTTATATAAATGTACTTGACCTAAATTCTTAGAATCACTCATATTTTCTCCTTTCAACGCAAAAAGAGCCCAAGTATCAAAAATACTCAGACTCTTTCATTCCTGCACAATTATCAATTCATAGTTTTCTACCACACCTCGGACAATACTTAACCGGAATATCAATTGCTGTAAATTCATTACCCTCGCCATATTTCGTTACGTCAATATGCATCTTAGCTTTGTCATGTACTAACTCGTCTCTAAGTAGCCATGCTTCTAATCGGTAAATATCATTATTATCATTGATCATCTCCGGTAAACGTATCATTCTTGCCCCAAGCCTCTTAGTGATATCACGACCATTACTGAATATACCACTACTACAAAATTCGCATTCTCCCATAACTGTACCTCGCATATACTTTTATTTGAATAAATATTAGCATACTTTTAATGGAATGCGTAATTTTCGAGGTTATTCGATGCTACCGGCGAAATATCAGTTCAGTATCTCGTTCCATTTATTAATACCGTAATACTCTTCCGCTTTCTCACAGGTCTCTCTCGTAATATACCGGTCCTCAACTGCTTTCTTAAATATATTAGCCCGACTATCATATGCCGCCATCTGTGGATATAAGTCTTCAAGCTTAACACATAAACTCTGAATATCAATATTCTCACGATCCTGCATAACCGCCCATTTAGAAGCATAACCGGTACTAAGTGAATTAAGTAGACTAATAATCTTAATCAACCTCGGTTTATTTTCTTCGTTTTGTTCTGCCAATATATTAAGTTCTTCACCGATACCTTTCATCAATTCTGCAACCTGATCTAAATTCGGCTGATCCAGTCTTTTTATACATTTATTTTCTTCCATAATTACAATTCTCCTTTTAAAATATCAATCGCCAACATAATTCCAAAGTCTACCGTAAAATTTCTCTGCGTAATCACAAACTGTCTGAGAAATATAACCATCTTCAACACCTTTACGAAATAAAGCAGATCTACTCTCATAAGCCGCTATCTGGGGATATACTTCTTCAAGCGCACTGTAGACTCTATCCAATTCTTCAATGTCCAAAGCTACCTCTGTATCATTTTTGATCATCTCTGGATTTTCCTTTCTATAGAGATCCATACATTCTGCCAGATGCTTACATTTGCATTTCTTCATATTATGACAAAAATAATTTCCGTAAAAATTCTGCTCAAAATTATAAGCATAGCATCCCAATATACAGTCATCTTTATCCTTATACTTTTCTACCAAAGTATCAATCCTCTTTTGTGGTTCTGTATTGTCACAGCTACACCCACATATAAACCCAGTCAAATCGAAATCTGGTAAATATTCCGGATTATCAAATACATTACCTTTATACACCATCCACCAATCAGTATACGGTACTTGTCTCAATTTACCGTTAAGAACCAATGAATAGTCGTTAACAACAATAGCTATATATCGATCATTCACAGACACGATATCACCCTGATACAATGGATTACCTTTATCATCATTCCATGCTAATCGCCTTCCAACTGTCTCCGGATATACAGGTACAGTATCTAAATATTCTACTGGAAGATTACTCTTTGGAAATATAAGACTTTGATTAGCATTATTAAAAAAGTACCCATATACCCACTCATTATCTTCTATGGATTTTCCTCTGTATGTACCAAATTCTTCTCGCATAGCACAATTCTCCTTTCAAAATATCAATTACAGGTTCTTTCCAATATAACCGAATGTTTCTACACAAGCTTTCTCAATAGATTCGTCTGAAAAGTCACCATTACAAAGTCGTTTAGCATAGCATACAGCGGCATCAGTAATTTCAACATCATCGTCTAAATCAAAACTGTGTCTCACCGATTCTAATCCATATCTTACCTTATCAGTGTTTCTGTAATCCTCAAAACGGTCATGCATCCGGAAAACATTTTTGGCTGTCTGAATATTTGAGAACGGCATCCACATATATCCTAACTGTAATCGATAATGCTTTGCTGCACATCTTCTTTGTTCCCCGTTATCCGTAAGAAAATATGTATCGCCTGGAATCCAATGTTCATTACTTAAAAACGCCTTTTTATGAAATATTTTTCCATGTTCCTCAATCATCTCATCACCCTCACGATGATACATATAAGCCTCGCACACAAATTTAAATTCTCCTGTAAATTCGCTCATAATTATTGTCTCCTTTCTTTTATTGTCGTTCAATCGTACCAATATATCCCAAAGCTTCTCCGCAAGCATTTCGTACAACCTGAGTAGAATAATCCCCATCACATAAATCAAATGCGAACTTTATATCTTGACCGGTGTAACTTATACCCGTTAAACCCATTTCTACCATCATATTTTCAAAAACGTTCTTAACGTATTGCTTCTTTTTAGCAAAGTCAAGATTATCTCGCAACCTGAAGACATTTTTTGCAGTTTTTATAGAATGTTTCGGAGACCAGAATTTCCCATCAAACATAACATATGATTTATCAGCACATTCTAATGTATTATCATATTTATCTAAGAATACTGTGCATCTTCGTTCATATCTTCCAGTAGCAAGATCTTCTTTAGACTCTCGACAGTATATAGATCCTCCCTCTTCAATAACCTCGCCATCTTTACGATAATAAAGGTAGGCATCACATACAAATTTAAAATCTTCTGTAAGTTCACTCATAATATTTTCTCCTTTCTTACAAATCTGCTTACAATTTATTTTTACATAAACCGGACCATACTGTTCTTTGATTATTATTATCGTCCACTTCATTGATCCATGCTAATACAACATCATATTTTTCGTACAGCCGTTCGACGTGTTCTAAAGCTTTATCCAGTGTACTATAACTACCATATGAACCTAAACGACCGAACCTAATATTGTTACCTTCTCTAAATACATAATATACCCAATACATTTTCATAATCGTCACCTCTACACAGCCTCATCTAAAAATACCGGTTCACCGTATGAATCAACAAATGATTTAATCCAGACGACTTTCTTAATACCGAAAATATCTTCTTTTTCTACCCATGCAACAATCATAACTGGATAGCTATTACGATAAGCATTTATGTACGATATCGCATCATTAATGCTACTGAATCTCAGGTCACTACTTAATACAGAAGATCTAACTGTTCCATCAGCATCTTTACGAATAATGTTAATTAAGTACGGTTTGTTCATACTATCCATACCAATATCCTCTCTTTCTCTTTTAAGTTCAGTCTTTTCATATTTACCAAGTCTCTGTATAGCATTGTTCAAAATATCATAATTACTAAAACAAGACCACTCTGCATCAGCGCCATATTTGAGATAATATTTTGTGCCACTGTTATATGTAAGGTATTTTAAATTTTTAATGTCCATGTAATGATGCAGATCTTTATTCCACTCACGATTACAATATCCAATATATTTTAAGGCTAAATTATAAATCCAACGCCATCTCATTCCCCAATCACCTCATACTTTTTCTCGAATACATCGGGTTTACACAGATAGAATTCCCCACGCAAACCTTTAATAATATAGTCACCTTCAGAAACATACATGTCACCTTCAAGAGTATGGATCATTATATAAATATGTGGTCCACATTTACCAACTTCCCAAGCGGTATCCGAAATATCGTATTCCAGTGATTCTCCTACAAACTGCTTAATTTCCTCAAGATTCAATCCAGTCCACTGAATAGCTTCAATTTCTACAGGTTTCGTTCTATATCTCATATATTTATCTCCTTTCAATACAAAAGAAAAAGAGTCCGAGCATAATACCCGAACCCTTAATTCTTTGAAATTACTTTTCAGTTAATTTTGTTAACGCTTTTTTCATACGAGACTCTATTTCAGGATCCATACCAAACACACGGTTCAAACCTCTATCAATTTGATAGCAGCTCAATTCACATCCAGCTTTATATGATAATATAATCAATAAAGTCGAATATAATGCCCCACCTACAAACATAAGTTTCTCCTTGTTGCTTAATTTAAATCCTAATTTTTCTCCATTTTTGTTCATAACAAAATACCTCCTTATTCTTTCTATAATATAGTAAGATATTATCGCGAATGTCTGTAACCTTGGTACTTCTTCTTTGTCAGGCATTTACCATCAGCATCGTCTTCCGGATCAGAAACTTCTTTCTTACATTGCTCAAAATATGGACAGGTATAACATTCACGAATCCTCATCAAATCATAACTGTTTAACCCCACGACTTAATTCTCCTTTCTACAGCTCGTTATGTTGTTTATCTGAAAATATCAATCCATGAACGGTACACTGAATCTGATCTTTATCAAAAGTACTACCAGCTGCTTTAGGATGACCTCCGCCGCCGTATGCATGTGCAATCTCACCACCTACATCAATATCATCCCGAATAGTACGATAACTAACAGTGCCACTAGAAATATCAATCATTGCGATATAAGCCAAATCTGGATTTATCTCACAAAGCCTGTTTCCTAATTCACTGAAATAACGCTCAGCAAAGACCACACCGTATGTATGACCGACTTCATCTACTCTATGAAACAATTGTTTATTCTTCTCTTCTATGTAAGTATCGATGTCTTTTTGTTTCTGGTCGAGAAGAGCCATATCTTTTTCAGAATATATAGGAAAGGCACTTATACCTCTATAAAATTTAAGAGTAAGTATTTGATCTAAAGCCCAATCAATGAATACCTCACGTCCATAAATATAAAAGAGATCATTCATCTGCTTGCAAACAATCCCTTCTTTTCCAAGCTCTTTCCATCTCCAAGTATCATAATCTCGGACGATGTCAACGAACTCATCAATATTACCAATTACGTTAACACTCAAATGATCAAACTGTTCGTGGCGTCTTAGATAATTATAAAACAATTCAGTACCCGATGTTTTTATACCGAGTGTATCATTCATAACACTTATTTCACACCAGTCATATTTATTTAGTCCAAGAGCAGTTGCATGATGATCAAATAAGAGTACTCTTGGCTCTGACGCTTCGTTAGTAATATGTATAGCTAGTTTTTCCTTAATACTAATATCTGTGATAAAAATATAGTCATAAGCTTCTAATTCAGGATCATCCCAGAACTCCTCCACTTTCTCATTAATATCTCCATAATCGCAATACTCCACATCTACACTTTCTCTGCCAAAAGCCAAATATGCTAATATAGCACATCCAATACCATCGAGATCTGTGTGTGTAAAAAGCTTAATTTTACTCATAATCTTAATCCTCCATTTTCTTCTTTTTAAGTTTTATATGTATTACTCCAGCTTCATTCCAACTAGCAAGATTTTCTCCTATTATTGTTTCAACTGTACAAAATTTATGATGACAATTCCGACATCCATAGAATCTGGTTATCTTAGTTTTGGTTTCATATATCTCTTGATGATAATGATGAGAATATGTGTTCCTACCGCATTTAGGACACCTCATAATCTTATTCCTCCTGTTTTTCATGAAAATCATAAATAGCCTGTTCGATAATTTCTTTAACCGCTAGTTCCTGAAGACTATTAGATAGAAAACTCAAATCGAAATCTTTACTTTTAGCAATCTCCGGTTTTTCGACAACACACCCGACAAGTTCATATATCTGTTGTTTCTGATTTTCAGTTAATGTGTCAAAAATTTCTTGAATAGTGTATTCCATACTCTTATTCCTCCATTCCCTCTATTAACTCATCCAACCTATCTCTCAACTCACAAGCTTCATCAACAGATAAATGATTAATAACCCATTTATCACCGTTCATAAAACCACGGTCTTTGGAAGCAACCACGATTCTCTCGTGATTATCCATAAACTCATCAAATCCAACACGAATATTTTCAGATTCAAATACTCTTTTAAGTTTTTTCATAATTTATTCCATCCTATCTATTTCTTCAAGTTTTTCAGTAATCGGATCCCACTTATACGGTAGTCCATTAGGCGCATAATACGGGGAAGGCATGGATGCAACATTAGAATAGTTATAACCGTTCCAGAAATATACTATACCGGTTCTAGTGTCATAATATATTGTATCTTTTATCCTCTGTAAACATATATTCTGATTATTAGATAGTGAAACATTAAGCGTCTCATGATAAGATACATCAGTATCACAACCAGTAAGACAACATATCATGAATACACAAACAATTAACATGACTATTTTCTTCATAAGTCTATACCTCCTTTGAATCATCAATATATTTTTTGACAGCCAATTCAGTTTTACGTACAATAGTTACTGCTTGTAAATTAGAATAATCTGCATATGGACTGAGACAAGCAGTAACACTCCCACCATTAACAAGACTTTCAAGCTCGTCATCAGTAAGCTTTACTATAATTCTACTCATAAAATTGTTCCTTTCTTCCAACACAAATCGGTAATTCACCGGTTTTTCCATAGACCGCGTTCATACAATGAAGTAAATATTCGTAGGTCCACATATTCATATAAATAGCTCCGTCAATAATATGTGTCTTACCGTTTTCAAGTGGACTATAGTATTTATATCCGTATATCTTAGCCCACTTTTTATTTATTCTTTTCTTTTTATGTTTTCTTACCTGCCGCTTACCACCAACAATTTTGACTGGAAATCCATTTATAATCTTGTCCAACATGAAATTATCAATCCTCCATTATTACTTATATTTTTCCTTAATTGTCTTCAATGGTAGTCCTCTTAATTCTCTATCATCCACGTAATTACCTGTTATATGTTTAGACTCATCGGGCTGCCTAACCCATCCATAATATGCATCGCCACCAAAACGTGCCACGTCAAGTAACGTCCTCTCGTATCCATTGGACTCAAAGAACTTTTTAATTCTAGTTTCACGGATAGTTTCTTTAATACCACGAATCAAAATCACGATAACGGATAGTGTGAATATACTAACCGGTATAATATATTCTGTCGCCAGTTTAAATTTAAAATATGTATTCATAAAAATATCAATCCCACTTTCTTTGCTATCTAACGCATAACTGCAACACATTCATCGGTTTCGGAAATTTCTTCTATTTTTTCTTCTGTAATACAATCTGATAATGAAGACTCTTTTCCTTTCAGTAGCGATTCTTCCATTCCCGGAATTGATTTTAAATGCATAGTCTCGCAAATAGAATTCCAGTCACCCTCAGAAATAAGTACGGCATTGCCTTCAATACCCGTAATCAGTACAGGCTCAGAATTCTCATTTACTTTTTGAATCAGATTATATAAATCTTTTCGAGCATTAGTTATGTTAATCACTTTCAAAATATCATTCCTCCTTACGTTCAAATTTGCTAAATCAACCGATTCTTTTAATTTATATCTAGGAGATATACGTTTTATCAATCTAGGATCTATATAATCTTCTGCGAATGGACTGCATCCATATTTTTCTTTACAAGTTTCTCTTATATACAGAAACTCAAAACTCGGAGAATATCTAAGTTTCAACAGTACCAATAATTTATACAATATATTGTTCTGCCTATGCTTACACCAATATCTCCAAATTTCTAACCGTGATTTCATACTCTTAATCCTCCTTTGCTAATTTAATAACATTAATTACTCGTACATCGCAACGATCCGGATAGCTACATAATGATTCTTCTATTTTTTTAATTTCTCCCAATGTCGGACATTTTCCAGATATGTCTACCACTGTATTATTAATGTCGAGTCTGGCATCACCTTCTCCACATACGGATTCAGAACGGTCTGTATAACTATACACCATTATAACTTTCATACTCTTATTCCTCCTCTTTATACATAATCTTGCCATCACGGGTAAATACCGGAATAGTGAAATCAGTGATACGCTCACCACAATTAGGACAATGACGTGGAAGAAAGCAATCGTCGCATCGTCTCAGTCCAATAAACTCTCGCTCAGCATCCATAAGTTCTTCTCGCTGTGGCGGAGTATATATGAAGTTCTTAAAAATATACCCACAGTTACATACCGGTTTAAAGTTTACATAAGCCATAAAATATCAATCCTCCTTACATGCAAACGGACACTTCTCACCTGACTCCAATCTACAACGGCTATACATACCATTCATTAACGTGCATTCATATTTATTAGTCATTTGCCAGTAGTTACTATGAGGACATTCTTCAGCGGATTTAGGCGAGATGAATTCCGTCACACAATAGTTTTCATTTACAGCATCATATTTTGGTATAATACCAACGTATAACAAATTTGCCTTGCTGATATGAAGTACTCCGTGAATATCAACTTCAGGAATGCTTATGTCATAATATCCGCCGATATAAATTCTGCCATTGTTGTTCAGATACTCGCCTGGTATAGCATGGTTAATCATACAATTTACAGCGATATTATTACCATCTTTGTTTACAGTTGCGCTACCGACTACCGAATTTGCATCATTAACATCGAAATCCAATACAACAGGTATCCGATCTTCCCAAGTAATCTCACAATCTTTTTTAAACAGAGAATCACATTTATCAATTACACCTAGTTCTAATAATGTTCCTGTATAAAGCACGTTTTATTTCTCCTTCTCTTTTGCATTGCTACAATATTCTTCTTTACTAACTACCCTATTGAAAAAATTACAGCGACCACTAAATCCAAGATTATAAACATACGTATAATGCTCACAATCTTTACATCGTATAATACTAGCTATATTTCTGTATTTCATAGGAATATCCATACCAACATGTAATTCTACGTCTTTCAAACCTTGCCTAATTAAGTTAATGTCATTGATATCAAACTCTACTGCACGTCCATTTAACAAATTTACAATATCTTCATTACCCAGTGTAATCACGAGTTTACTCATAAATCACATGTATCTCCTTTCTAAAATATAAAAGAAAGAGCCCAAGTCAAACGACCTGAACTCTATCACTCATTACCAATGCGCACCATTGAAAAATCTCCTTAAAGCGTGTTATAATATTAAACAAACGTTTAAAGGAGAATACCATGGAGCACGAATTACTATTTAACTGGATCAAAAATAATACAACACCACGTTCAAGTATAAATTATAAATATGACACATCGCATATACGTTTAGCATTTGAACACGATACAGACATATATGTAACAAACGATAATGTAAATGATGTTATGCTACAACTTGGTTATCATGCAGCTAGTTTTGCAAATGATCCATATTTACATTTTAATGTGTCGTCTCAATCCCAAGCTCTGATAATATATCAGAACGATGTTTTAGGCTCTCATTGATCACATTATTACAATTGACAACACGACCCACACCTGCATCATCAATCACATAGGGATAACCGATAGCTAATAATATCTCGCGAATTGTAGACTTACCCGTACAAGCCGGTCCGGTTAGCATGATGTAATTACCCATCTTCATGAAATGTAACAATCTGGTAGTTTCACGCTTTCCGAGTCTTTCAACTAAATAGTCCTTAACTTTTGGTGTGATTTTGTATGTAGGTTTATTCATAACTTAAATCTCCTTTCTAAACCAAAACAATATATCCAACTTCTTTACCATACTTATTATCTGTTATTTCAGCGAGCACAAAGTTCCAGTCTAATATAAAATCGCTCATTACCAATCTATTTTGTGGATCATATAGCGGAATATCTTCATCCGGATTGAACGATCCACCAAATACATTTTCTCGCCATCCATGAATATTATCATAAACTGCTTTTATGTCTTCTTCCGGAATATGCTCGTCAATCCATTTCAGAATAGTAAAGAAAACTCCATTCTCTTCTAATGTACTAACGGGTTTTCTGTAATCTGGTATATAATCTTCGTCAAAGAAAACAAACCCAACAGAATCACAATACTCTTTTGCATATAAACTGTTTATCATAATTTATGCTCCTCCTGTATTTTTGCATAAAAAAAGAAAGAGCCTGCAGTCAAACAACCACAGGTTCTTTCCGATAATTAATTAAGCTTCAATATCTTTCTGTGTATCCTCAATGAGTTCATCGAGTTTTCGTATAGCTGATTCTTTATCACCAGTATCCAATAACTCTCGGATCTCTTTAAGTGATCTCAACAGTTTTCTACTAAATGCTACAAATTCTTTCATGTTATCTTCCATGTACCTGCCTCCTTTTAAGCAAGCCCTTTCTGTTATGATAAGAGCATATATAAATATTATACACCACTCTCTCATAATAGAATAGGATTAACTCGCGAATAATGTTTTAGTCTTCGTCAATCTTTTTCACCAGAAATTTCTATATGCCATTTCCAGATGAAATATAATTATCGCTACGAAAACTAAGATTTGGTATTATACAAACCATCATATTCCGGATTGCAATAAACAATTCAGCTCTATTATCATATATTTCATTGCCATACCAAACCGCAAGCTCTCCTGTCATCGGATCCTCTTTAATATAGAAAGAATCATCATCTGTAAAAGCAAAATCCATATGCAATGTTTTACAAAGCATCTCCAAAGCCTGCTCTGGTCTCAATTCAAAAGTTGTAGTTACTTTCATAAAATATCAATCCTCCGTTACTCTAAATGTCACAAACCGTAGTGGATAATCACCAGATTCAATATCATCTACAGGCTCATTTAAATTAAATCTTAAATCATTATAAATATCTTTTTTGTCAAATACCTGCACAGTTCCTGTTTTAGTTACTACACATCTTCCTGTTTTACATTCAGTCCTGCCGACATGCATTGTCAGCAAACCAGTTTCTATAAGACGATTACACTCCTCTTTCGATAACTGAATATTATAAGTGCGCATTGGTAAACTGAAATATGCTTTCATATCTATCCTCCTTATCCTTTGAACGTAATAACTCTCTGGTTTCTACTTCCTCTAAACTGCAGAGTAATATCTTTCTCTTCTTCGATAAACGGACCGTCTACCAGAGTATCGATATAACTTAAAATCTCATCAGTAAATTCTGTCCAAACTTTTCCGCCCTTTACAAGATCCACATCATATAAATATCCAGTATAAACCCAAATATTTATGTAGGGATATTCTTCTCTGACTTTACGAAGAATATATGCCACGACGTTCTGATTCTCCGGCTCAAATGGATCACCACCAAGAATTGTAAAGCCATCAATGTATTTTCTGCCTAGTGCTTCAAGAATATAATTAATCGTATAATCAGTAAAAGGCTGCCCGTACCCAAAGTCCCAAGTCTCCGGATTAAAACAACCTTTACAATGATTCCTACAGCCAGACACAAATAAACTTACTCTTACTCCAGGACCGTTAGCAATATCACAAGTATTTATTTTTCCATAATTCATATTAGTAGCTCCTACCAAATCGCTTTAAAGTTATATACCGGTTACTCCTCCTTCTCCGCAATAGTAATTCGTACCATGGAGTTCTCTGTATCGATTTTTGCGATGTTACTTTCAAGTATGTCAGCTGATAAGAACGTTAACGCATCATTAGGTTTTATCTTAGTAATAAAGGCATCACCTATATATAAATATACATAACGGGTTTCTGAAACTGATAAGACATCTTTTACTGTAAGTAAACTGTTACTTGTTTCTGCTGTATTATGTGCCAGACTCGTAATCTTTTGTTTCGTAATTGTCACAGCACGAATCGGAATTCCATCAAATAAGCCTGATAATATCATATCAAGCTCGTCAATAAGTATTCCTTTTGACCAAACAGATTTATTTATAGTACGAGACAACACATCAACGATTGTAATAGGATATGGAATATTATAGTTGTTCATTTTCGCTTGTTTGAATATTAGAGATGCCGTAGACTTATTTGCTACTAAAATATAAGCTCCGGTCTCAGCTGATCTCCTAATCAATTCTGTAGTTTTCCCGCTCTGACGTTCTCCAATAATATATTCTGTCATAATTCTATTCCTCCGTATCTGTATTTTTCTTATACTCTTCTTCCATCAAACCAACAAAAATATCAGTCTGATTTCTTCCGGTTCTTTTACTCAAATCTCTTAACATACTTGCCTGCTTATCATTCAGCCGTAACATAACACGTTTTCGTTTGGCATCCGGCTTTACAGGTCTACCTCTTTTAGCCATAAAAATATTAACCCTCCTTATTTAACTTGTCTTTAAGTAATATTTTATAAGCTTCATTTTCGGATGTGAGCCTCTTCACCTCTTTTGATAATAAAGCAGTTTCTTTATTACATTCTTCTCTTATCTTAATAACTCTAGTTATTGATACCCACTGACAACCGTTAATCCAACAATGCAATTTATCATCATCGTAACTAACTTTTTCCAACCTTTCATCATTACTCATACTCTACCCCTCCTCCTCTTCAATAACGCAGTGTACACTTCCACATTTAAAATATGCTTCTTCATGCTCGTCCTTGAAATATCCAACTAATCTGGTTCCTACTAAAAGAGTTACATCTTCCGGTTCTACAGTATAACCAGGTAATTCGCCTGCTATCTTTTCAGCAATTATTTTCTTAATTTCTTCTTCACTTAACTTTACTTCTATATTTTTTAATATTTTCATAATGCAAACGCTCCTTTACCTAAATATCACAATAGTTCCAGCAATTAACCACAATATTTTCTCGACTCTTTTATTATGATCTTGTTCAAGCCAGCACCAACACCCCATGCCGCAAAACCATAATGCTTTAACTATCATCATTACAGTCTCAAAATCAATTATCATGTCTACCACACACCTCCCTAACAGCAGACAACTATCGTAAGCAAAACCAAATATTCAATACGCTTAAATGGATCCTTCTCACGACAATATATCCATAGACAATATACTCCGGCTATTATTTTAAACAGTGTTCTAAAGTCCATTTTTGTTCGGCTCTCCTGTTCCATAATTCTGCAATTTCTTCATCTGTACACCAATCCCCATAATATCCGTCACAAGTTCTCTCTTCTGTTTTAGCATGACATTTAGTACATTGAACAAACTTTACTCTATAGCTACAGTATCCATCAGGTCTAATTGCATCGGATATTCGAGCTTTTCCCCCACAAAACGGACACGGTTTTAATAAAGAATCTAACCTATTTATTTCTTTCATTAATTTATACATATATTTATCCCTCTTTTTCTGTCTATACAATAAATATAAAAAGAGAAGCCCATGATCAGAGTCGCTTATCTACAAACGGATATGATACCCATGCACAATAACCACATTCTTCACATATGTAACCTCTACAACCCTGAGAATCTGTGTCGAATAATAGTAATTTCTTTTTACAATGCGGACAAATACCTAGGTTGTAATCTTTCTTCTCTAACAAAATCCCTATAATAGCACCACCAAACATGAACACTGCTAAACTTCCCAATATGACAAAATACATGCTCTACACCTCCGTTGGAATATCTTTTAACACAAATATAAGTTCGATTTCATGGATGCTGTCGAAATATTTAAAAGTATCAAGCTTCAAAAAATTTATCGAAACTCCATATTTAGTAAATCGTTTCGACTTAGAGATTTTATCGACAGCAATAGCTAGAATATCCTGCTTATGTTCTCTTATTACTTCCATCGGTTTTTCTTCAGCTATTCGAGTATTCATACGAAGCCTAACAAAATCAAAAGTTTTATTATTGCTATTTTCAAAATCTCTTTCAACAGTTGGCTGATCTACTCTTGTGATAAAACGATCAATATCAAATTTGCCGTCATTACGAGGTTCCCAACTACTTTTATGTGGTGCTCTCACTGATCCATATTTTTTATGATTATTTATACGATTCCGAATGCTATTATACGATTGCGGTCTTACATCAAAATGACGCCTCTTTTCGGTGAAAGCTGCTTTTTCATGTTCATCAAGTTCAACAATAGTAGTCCATACTCTGTAGTGTTCATCTATGGTGTGTTCCTCTAAACCGATCAGCGAGTTCCATTTACTTGGCGACAACTTAGCATACGGACCGAAATCAATATGTAATTTTTTGTTATCGTCAAAGTAATATAGATACTCGTTTTCATCAATGTACATTACCAAATATGGTATAAACATAAATTTTGTTTCTTTACCTGCAATTTTCATATTTTTAATCACCTTTCAAATAAAATCTGTTCATGAATATCTTTTTAACCAATTTTTGCAAAAGAAAAGAAGCCCTTAAATTGAGCTCCTAATCCGTTTCTTGCTTCTCTTTTCTTCTAAGTTATTAGCTACTATTTCAGATCCAATCCAAACACAATTCATAGCTATCGGTACGAGGAACCATACATTAGAAATATCAATGAATACACTCATCAATATTCCAACTATAATTCCTACTACACTCATAGTTCCGAATAATAATGCTATTTTTCTCATATCTAAAATACCTCCTATCCTTTCTATAAGAGGAACTGAAAATATCGCGTGTAATCACTATTTCTCAGAATATTTTTCATGTAACTTTGAAGCCTTAAGCACCAGATACTCTACTGTATCCTGATCACTTATATAACCGGCTAAAAGAGCTTTCATTTCCTCTTCAAAATAATTTACTTTTTCTTCGCTCACTGCTTTTACCTCCGTGCATAAAAATAGAAGACTCAGCTATTAACCAAGTCTTCCGTAATGTTTTTAGTCTGTTATTTTAACTTTCTTTCAATATCATCATGTTTGATATCAACAGTATTCCAATCAGGTCCCGGCAAATCTACATCTGCTATATACACAGTATCTTCTTCCAATACCTCATCAAATTACATTTCAAGATCATCAATATCATCAAAGATATCTGTAAGAGACTTATTATCAAACAGCTTTGTATTCATAACTTCTTCAATACTACCTACCGTTACAAAATCATCCCCATACCACATATCGAATTCTGTTGAACTCATCGGATCCACACCACAGCTTTTACCGTTATAAGTAAATGTAATCTGAGTTACTATTTCTGCTATTCTATCTTTAAGTTCATTAATTTTCATAAAATATCACCATTTTCCTTTCTTTCGTCATCAGTCAGTTCACGTATACTTCTATGAACATAACCATCTTCGTCATATGTATAATCATGTGCATGCTCTCCATGTATACCATAACTATGCTGTTTAGGTTTTCCATGATTATTATTACTTATTTGTTTTATTTGACGACCATTATCATCGTAATAGTTACGTTCGATACCACCATTCTTATGAGTGATCTGTGTTATACCATTGGGCGGTCCTTTTAGCTCAGTTCTTTCAACTATAAGTATATATTTACCAGCTGCGTTTTTCAATCGGTTAATAGGATACGGCGGACCATTTTTCACACCCCACTTCATACCTTTGACACCACTATGCTGAATCTCTTCTTCGTCAAGCTTATCATGCATTTTACCAAGAATATCATCCACAGTCTTTCTGGTTTTATCGCTGAGTTTCATATAATCTTTATGCTCTCTATACCAGTCAAATATTTCATATAGATTATCTTTACTCCAAGAGAAAGCCCACCAGTCACAGATCATCTCCAGAATATACTCATAAGGCATATCTAATATAGTCTCTGCTTCATCTGGATCATCATGAATCAGAACCCAGTGCTGCCAATGATGAGGGTTTCTATGAATATGTAATAACCATGCATACTCATAATCTCTCACGACTTGATACGATCTGTTTCCACCATAAAAATAAGCATCATACGGTTCATACTCATCTGGCTGTGACTTACTGTAGTCATGTGCAAAACCGATCTGATGCTCTAAATCTAATCTTCTACCATCTGGAATCAACTCTGATAAATTATCTTTGATCCAGTCATATCCTTTCTTTACATTTGCTTTATGTTGCTGCAAATATTCATCATATTGTTTACTCATTAGTCTTCTCCATTCTGCCAAGTATTTCTATAAGTTCTTCAAGCCATTCCAACGGTGGTAATTTATCAACTGCAATATAATTGTAAATCCCATTCATCAGTTCATCCTGTCGTTTCTTATCCCATTTTTCTCTAGGTAATACCCCAACTGGTGGTTTCTCTGCCTTGTCAAAATCAATAGAATCTTCAACATCGCATGCCCCTACTAAATATCTAGCATCGTTAACCGATAACTTACCATCAATATAATAATTTCTAACCTCTGTAAATACCGTTAAACCATTTCTACGGCACAAATCCTCAATGACAGTTCTATATTTTTTGCATCTCTCTTCTAAGATTTGTTCTCTAGTTATAATCATCCTGATTCCTCCATTTAATATCATCAATATATCTAACCGGTCCAGTGATATATTTTACGAAATCTGGTAACAGTATTACTCCAGATTTAGCCTGATTCAATAAATCTAAACGAAGTGCTTCTAACTTTTCCGGTTTCATCCGAGTTTCACATTGCAATATTATTACATCACTGGCATCTTTTTTAGGCTTGTATTCTCTTGTGCAGTCACATCCACAATCTTTATTCTGAAGTTCACAGCTGTCACAAAGAGTCTCTGGCTTTTTATTAAGCTGAATTGCGCCGCTTTCTTCCGCAGCAATTAACACAACTAAAGAATACAGTATTCGCATATCAAATTTGCTAACGCCTCTTGGTGGAACTGATAAATATATTTTTTCACCAGCTTTTAATCCATCATATAATTTCGTTACGTATTCTTTATGCCACGATCCAAGTGCTATTCCTAATGTTCTTTCAACAACATCAACAATATCCATATTTATTATCCTTTCCTCTAATGTTAAAAAAAGAAAGAGCCACAAATTAGGACTCAATCTTTCAATAATCATTTCTTAAAATACCATGCTTCAAGTTTAGGTATCCAGTCAATAATACCTACCTTATGCATATATAATTCCTCACCAAAAAGCACCCTTCGTATGATACACCTCGGTATCCACGGATATTTCTTCTTAATGAGCCTCATACAATCTAAAGTATCATATACTGGTTTATTACTCATAAACTATCAACTCCTTTCATTAAAGCCTAAGATTTTATCGCGAAAAAGAAAATATAGCTATCCTTTCTTTTTTCTCCACCAGCCATAACATCTCGGTAATTTTTTCCATGCTACAACATCGATTCGCTCGCATTCGCTGTCCGAATATACGAGATTATCATGAATAGGAGCTCTGCATGATTCATACACTTGATAGCCATCAAACACGTTCTGCCGTTCTGCTCTTATCCATTTTGAGTTCCATTTAGTGAATTTCAGCTCCATAACTTTGGGCATATTCTCACCAGCGCCATGAGCCACAGTGCATAAATATATACCGTCAGTTTTTGGCTTAAACCATTTATATGGTCTCCACAAGTTAAATATCATTTGATTTGCTGCCTCCTTTCTCTAGTAACTCTTGGCTTTTGTCGCACAAGATTGAACGTTTCAATAAATAATGCTACGAACTCGCATACAATAAGAAGTATCATTAATGGCATTGTACATATAATTTTTACAAGCTGCCAAAGATACTCCGAGTTAGACCTTCCATTATTCAGAAATTTTCTAGTTACAGTAACGTACGACGATAAATGCGGTAAATTATGTGCAGCTGAGTAAGCACATACTATGATCAAATACCACACGTTAATACATATCAACAACCATAATGTAATCATACTAGGCAATTTAGTAATTTCCATACTGAATATCCTTTCTAATTATGATTTAAACATACCTTCTTGTTTCCAATCTTCTTTAGATGGTTCTTTATTATTGTTTTTATTAGCACTTGCCAATGCTATACAAATAAGTACCAACTGACCAATAATAAAACCACCGACGAAGATGATGCAGTCTAATATAAGTTTCATACAATCCTTCCTTCCATCTGCCTTTTAAGTGCTTCTAATATAGTGTCTAACTGCGCATGACTTAGATGAATGATAGGACAACTATCTGGTATCGGCGCTCCATTACAAATATTATCGTCTGTTAGTCCGCAGATTGTATCAGTGCTAAACGGATCTCTCCTGGAACACGGGCAAGTCATACATTTACTTGGCTTATCAAATATAACCATTGCTTTACTCATTATTTATTACCTCCAATTTTCACCTGGTACTGTAATAGTGATATTGATGTTTTCGCCATTACGACCATCATTCACAATATCAATTTGACCTCTATACTCAGCTTTTACGTTTCCTTCAGAATCCTGAATCTTAATAGTTCCATGGTTCGATGCTTTGGGTATCTGTAATATAAAAGTCTCCTCTTCTTCTACTTCGACTGATTTGGATTCATTGGACCCAGATATGATATCCTGATTTTTCTGCATTTTATGTTTCTGACATGCCGTACAGATTAAAACCAATATGATTCCAAATCCTATTGACAAATATGCTAATCTTTTCATTCTATTATTCCTCTCCAGTAATTAACTCAGTATACGGAAGACTCTCAATCCACCATTCAAAAAGAAAAAGAGGGAGCCTACTTTAGCCCTCCTCGATTTTAATCATAATCTTTTTCAAAGCTCTATTAGTTCTACTAATAACGTCCCCTTCGTTAATAATCTCATTCTTTTCCCAACACACATAAGTTCCTTTTACAAGCCTGATATTAAATATTGTTATTGGGCTTCTGTCACGTACATATTCACTTGTACCAACAACGACCCAAATACAATTATCGTTATCTGTCTTCTTATTTTTATGTGTGTTGATTATTTTAACAAAATCACCAACTTTTACATTTTTAGCTTCTTTAATAGTCATAATAAATACCTCCTTTTATTTCCTCATAATAGGAGATGTAAATTTAGCGAATATATTTTTGAAATGTTTCTCACGCTGAAAAATAAAAGAGAAAAGACCCAGTGTACAATACGCTGGGTCTCTCTTTAATTTAATATTTAGTTTTATCGAACATTGTTCCATCCCACACCCATAAATATAATCTATACCATATGAATATCGGTGTTAACAATACTCTAAAAATTGTTGCCACTATCTCCACGTTTTTATAGTCTTTTTTATTTAGGGTAATCTTTTTATAATGTTCCATAAATACCACTCTCCTTTCATAATAGGAGTTGTATTTTTAGCGAATTTAGTTTGTCGCTTCCCCATTTCCGGTAATCAGCTCAGAATACGGAAGACTTTCGATCCACTTACAAACCTCTCGCCATTCGTCCAGCTTATGTCCATGCCGCTGTCTGTAAATGTTCGCCAGCACCTCATAATTCAGCATGACATTACGGGTCTGGTTATAGCTGCTCGGAAGAAGCTGAATAAGCTGCCACCAAATTTCTTTATCTTTTGGTTTAAATGATAAAAATCGATCCTCGCTAATAAGAATTGAACCGCCTTCGACATATAAATTTCGATATTCATTTAAAGTTCGAATCGTTCTCGATAAACTTGCTAAAGATTCTAAAAATAAATGCTCACAGCTAAAATCTTCCATCGTAAACTCTTTCTCCGCAATCTTATGCATCGTACTGCAAGAGTTTGTAACCGTTCCAACCTTATAGGTATCAAATTCTTTCCACCAATACAATGGAGCAGTGATTCTCACATACACAGGCATCATACGCATATATTTCCGATGTTCCGTACCTGCATTGGAGAGGCGCTGCATAAGAGAGTGGTCGTTTTCCCCAAGTGTAAATTCTTCAGGAATATAACACTGTAGATAAGTGTCTTCTTCAATCGGTGTAATTTCACTATCACTCTTCTCCCATGAGTTCATCGGATTTCTCATACCTTCTATAATAAATTCCATCCGCTCCGGACTTGCTAATACTACATTTTCTAATTTAATCATTTTATACCATCCTTAATAAACTTAGTTATTTTATCCAAATCTCGTTTAAAATCCCTAATATCTTTATCCTGTATTTCTCTCGGCTTATCATTCCATAATTCTCTTCCTGATCTTTGTCCATAGAAGAAGTCCCATTTTTCAAGAATGTCAAGAATCTCTTCTAAATCGCTTTTAACCATTAGACATTCTCCAACATCTTTAGTTTTAAAACATACTTGAACATAATGGGTATGTTTTTTAGTTCTTAAATAGCAGACGCGAATTATATAATCGCCACCGTTTATAAAACTATGAAAACCTAATTTCCATACTTTAGAAACCTGATACGCATTTCGACCCATCACACCCTTTTCTAATTTAATCATATATCTTTTTTTTCTCCTATTTTCTGAATTTATTTCCAAACTAAGCTTCTTTCTTTATATATGCGTCTAAATAATTAGCTTCTTCATCATCATACATAATAATTACACGATCATTTGTGATACCAGATGTAGGAATACCGTTACCGTTCCACCTATCATAAAAACCAACTGATTGGAATTTAATGTCATGCACTATTTTGTCTGCAATAAATTTATTAATCTGTGTTTCAAGTTCCTCAGTATCGTTACAACATATGATCTTAATTTTCATCCTAAGCTTCCTCCAATTCTCCAAACAACTGTTCATAAGTAGCAATATCATATGTCATGAGTTTTTCTTTAGCCTGATTCTCAGTCATAGGTACAGCATACCCGTTACGATCTGAGTCATATGTCATAAGCCATCTTCCTTTGTGACTTCTCCATAAACGAACATTTTTACCATCACAGTAATAGCTATGAGATAAAAACCTCACTTTATACTCATGCTGAATTTTATCTGACACCATCTCCATTTTATCGGTGTCATATTTAATTTGATCAATTACGCATATCATTTCTTCTGTTCACTCCCCTTCGTATTCATTCATAAAGGGCTCGATCTTCTTTAAAACATCTGAAGGTACTATATTTTTGTAAGACCAATCAAACGGATTTAAGAGAATCCTTTCAAAATTGGTGACACAATCATAACTTATATGATCGCATTTAAAAATATTATCTGGTGTACAATTGTTTCTAATTTGAAATCGGTTATAATCGCTAATAGCGTCTACTACTTTAAAGAACATCTTACCGGTATTTACGACTTTGATTCTATAAAAAATAGATATCATCAATCCGATAATACAAACAATATATATTACAAATGACATCACTCTTCCTCCCTCACAATTCCACGGAATACTACTTTCTCCTCAGACAAATTTACAAAATATCTTTTGCCCTTATATATGACCTCATCACCGTAATAATTGAAATCTTTATCCGGCTGTGAAGCATACGATAAAATATTTAGTTTTGTTGTTTTATTCATACCGTTACTCCTCAACGTCCATTTGGTGTCTGAATATAAATTTTATATTTTCTATTGGAATCATAGCCAACGTTGTAGTAAAATTATTATTTTCATGTACAAATGTAACTAATCTTTTATCCATATTTATTACTTTATTGCATAGATCTCTAAACTCCAGAACAGTTCCGTCCATAAGTTTTACTCTAAAAGAATATTTCATAATAAGTTATATCCTCCTTACTCTAAAATATCTTTAATTGCATCGAGCAGATCTTCTTTATCACTTTTGGCTTTCTCACTCTTTTCAATAGCAGACTCAAGTGCTGCTTTTGCTTTAAGAATCTTATCCTTATTGGTAAAGAGAGTGTTTATTGCTTCATACTTCTCTACTGCTTCAGCTCTCTTCTTTTCAGCTTCTTCAACTTTTCTCAGGCATTCAGCTCGGACTTTATTAATTTCATCAGCGCATTCCAATTTCTTTTTTACGATAGTTGCCTCTGATTCTTTCCGGATACGTTCCGCTTTTCTCAACACCTCATCGTTGGCTTCTGCGATATTCTTTGCATGGAACTTAGCGAACTCAACATCATCCATTTTATTGATCTTGAGCGAATATAACCGATCTTTTTCTGCAGCTGCACGAAGAGCTTCTTCTTTCAACCGATTCTGTTTAAGTGACTCTTCTTCCTCAATCTTCATCATATTTTTAGAATGCTCTTTTTTAAGTTCCTTTTTCTCGATCCAATTTGCAATTCCATAAGCACCTGCTCCGGATGTAAATATGGATGCTCCAGCTACCATTAACCATTTTCCGATTTCTTTTACTTTAATAGTGTTCATTCCTATTCTTGTCCTTTCTTTTGATATGATAAATAATCTGTAAGCGCATTCGATGACTCCTTTATGCCGTCGGAATATCCGTTAAGATAAGCCTCTTTTACAGTGTTCAATAAATTAACCATTGGCTCTATATCACTGCCGAATATCTCTTTAAGAATATCTAATATCATCACAGCACTATGAAGTTCTTTTTTAGATATCCGCATTTCGTACTTATCATTTACATAATTTGCAAGTCTGGTATAAATAAACTCATCTTCAGTTTCTTGAATCTGTCCGTGCAAAGCAGTATAGCCAAAAGATACGGCATCCATAATATCTGAACGTGACATTGTAGACTCTTTCTTTTCAATTGAATCAAACTCCGGAATATTTATTTCCGATGGCTTCTTGATATCAAACATATAGTGGTTCTCCTTTCTTACTGTGAAAACAGAAAAGACTCGACACTAATTATGCCGAGCCTTCTCATACATTACTCAGGTATTAAACAAAGTTCCATTGTTGTGTTCCATGTACCGCATACTCCAAAAATATCGCCTATATCACTCAGGTACAATTTCACTAGATTCCTACCGATAGACTTTGTATTTGCTATATCAATTGCATCCTTCTGTTTAGAATTTATGAAACTCGAATATTCACTACTATACCCATTTTTACCTGGATATAATTCGTCGAATTCTTTATTCCATTTTTCATACATCGGATTCAAAATATTAATCGCAATCTCACGTCTTTCGATAAATTCTTTTTCTAATAAATTGATTTTCCATCCTGATAAATTACTATTGCTAAATATTATTTTCGCTATATACTTCATATACAACACTCCTTTCATAAAGGGGTATGTATACTTCGCGAGAAACACAAAAGAAGAGAAGCCCCATTTAGGACTCCTCCTCATTTTCGTCTGTTTCTTTTTCAGCTGGTTTTTCTACCTTTAAATAAGTCTTTCCGAATTTACTAATAATTTCCACAGCTACACACCCTGCGTAAACTCCTAAAATAACTCCGAATGCTTTCTTAAACGTACTTTTCATGTTACTGCCTCCTTAAAAATCTACATACTGTTTCATAACAGTACATGTTTTTGTCGCGAATCAATAATATTTTCTTATCTCTACTAATCCGCACTTCTTACACTTGCATCGGAACACGCCAACACGAAAACCGCTGTAATCACGATAGGACCGAATCAACTCTTCTTTCTTCCATTTGTGATTACAGAGTTTCTTCCTATTAAATATAGGTAATCTAATCAATGTACTCTGTCCCCTTTTTATCTGAAAGCGTATACATACCGGTTCTTATATAGACTAATTTTTTAAGTGTCGCCTCGTTTAAGTCAGTAAGTCCATACAGTAATACGGTCGCAAAAAGTTGATTTATTTCATCTTGTGTATATTCCGGTAAACTGCCACTCGATATCTTGTTATTCTGTTTCTTCCTATTAAATATCAATCCCATTTAATAAACTTCCTCTCATTGAATTTTCGCTTATCGTGTAACGCTCTTGATATTGCCATATCTATACCACTGTGAGTTTTCAGATGATAGTAGTATAAATCACTATATGAAGTGTTCAATCTGTCAATTCTCCCCGCAGCCTGTGTCATCATCTTATAACTGTAATTCTGACTGTAAAATATAATGCAATTTGTCCGGATGCAGTTCCACCCTTCCGATGCTGAATTGTATTGACACAGATATACCCATTGATCTCCTTCAGGAACCGGCTGATGCTTATGACCAGTCCATTCTGCTACCTCAGTACCAGGTTCATACACTAAGTTCAACAGAATGTCCCTTTCATAATTGTAATTATAAAATATAATGACTCTCTTATAATTCTCCAATATCTCAAGTAAAGTAGCCTGTCGAGATTCATCGGTGTTGACAACTCTACGCAAGACCTGACATAAAGCCCCAGCATCTTGTATTGGCTCATTCGTAAAGGGGTTCCATCTATTTCTCATAACTTCCCGGTACTTTTCACGATTATATTCACAGTAAATATCATTGTCATGCTTATTTATGTTGTGCTCGTACTCCATGTATACCAATACGTTATCTCTCAACCGATCCAGTCTTCTTGTGTTCATATACCGGTCAATTTTAGGGAATTTTGTATACCTCGAAAATATAACATGCTCACGATTAAACTCAGATTTATTACGGAAGAATCCATTAGCCAAAAATACCGGAAGATACTCAATATAAGAATCTCCCGGTGTAGCACTAAGTAATATCCAATCGTTCCTTTTTGCAATTTTCAGAAAACTTTTAGTCCAAGCTCCATATGATACTAACCGCTGCTCATCTAATAAAAAGAAAGCATTATATACATCTGTGTACTTTCCTATGTTATTCCAACTGTCGATAACCACAGTATTTCCGAACGAGGTTTTTCCATCGTCTCCTGGAATCATAATAAAGTTAGCCAATTCTCCAAGCCACTCTAAACTATCCCGTTTCTTAGCAGTTGTGATTATATACAGATCTTTTGGTTCTTTCATCGGAACATACTCGCCTTTGTCGATCCATCCGCCACATTCTTTAAAATAATAAAATAAGCCGGTTCTCGACTTTCCGCTTCCAACACCACCACACAATATGCATCCATTATGAAGTCTGTTAACTGCATCTAACTGATACGGATACAGAAAATTTGTGGTATTCTTTTTCTGTGTGATCATTGTGTGGCATCACTCCTTACAAAATCTGTGCTATATGGTTTGTGCCTGAATGACTTTTTACTCTGATCTGTAGATGACGATCGTTCTAACTTGTAATATTCAGTTGATCTTGATATATCAAAACCAATCTTTCTGAATCTTTTGTCTACAGTATATTTCGTATATCTTGCCATTTTATCCCTCCGATTCTTCTAAACGGAATCCTGCGTATTTCCATAAATCTTCTTTCATCTCGTCCATATCAAGCTCTCCGTCCTGCCATTTTTGATAATATTCAAGTACATATGCTGTAAATTCTGGTATTTTCTTCTCGTATGATTTCTGCCAATAATGGTCCATAAGTACTTCAAGCGGTAGAGTTAGCAATAGTACCATCGCAGTATTTACAGCATCATATGTAGCTTGTTCTTTTACTTGTTTTATCCTGTCACCTATCTGCTGTTCTACAAGAGCATTAAGTTGAGCCTTTGTTAGATTATATGTTGCAGTATTTGCTTTCTGAGTTTCTCTCTGTTTTCTTCTGAGTTCTGCTCTGCTCATAAGTCAATCCTCTTCTAATTAAGTAATGCCTTATCAATAATCTGGAAGTTTGCTCTATGAATATATAACGGTTTTCCATCAATCATCAACTTTGTCATTTTCGGAAGATCGTCCGGAATATCCCAATATACTTTATCTCCAGAATAAGCTACGATAGGCTGTCCGAGCTGCGATTTAATCACTACTACTCTTGATTTACCAAATGCATTTTTATAAGAATTTACGATACCGGCAATAGCTGTGTTCTCTGTAAACTGACCAGTACTATTACTGTAAATATCATCCTGTGTGAAGTCCGCTTCTGGCGTCAGTCCATCTCCTTCAAATATACAGGTGTCTCCGCAGCTCTGAATCTCTTTACCATCTACATTGATAGAAATAACTGAAGACAACTCATAATTACGGATAATATCACCATCGCTATCATAGGAAGTTGTCTTTACTTTATTTCCTGTAATATTGATTTTGTCGCCAGTTGTGGTCATAACCAATTTTCCATAATTATCATATGTATGAATTGCATATCCATTACCGACAAGATCTCCTCTGATGTCACTGATAGCTGAATCAATAGCTGCACATCCAGCCAACGTCACCACTAACATTACACATAAAAATGCTGTAATAATTTTCTGAATTTTGTTTTTCATCACGCTTCTCCTTTACTTCCACACACGTCCTGTTTTCTTTGATTTAATAACGATTCGTCCTTCAATATGAAATCCGGATAACTCGCATATATTAAAGATCGTATCTAACAGTTTCTGAAACTTTGCCGATTCATCTTCTACATGCTTCATTGCCAAATATGCAGTCGGATCCATATAGCCCTCGCCATTTCTTTTTAAGTCTTTATTGTTCACTCTCCTGTGGCTCCTCTGTCTGTTTTATTTCTATATTATTATTTGCTTTCCCTTCACATTTAAAAGCTGCAGTTCTTTCAATACATGTACAGATTCGGTCTACCAGCGAATGAATACAAAGATACACTATAATAATCAGTACGATAAAAGATACAAAACTAATATTATTCATTATATAAAAAGCCCTCCTATTTCTATCAAAGTATCGATTACAAACTTGCAGAAATAATATACACAAGTGACTACCGCTGCAATAGCAACTGGTACTACCCATAAAATAACAAGGGCTATACCACATAACAGATATATTATTCCGCTGATGATCATTACAAAAAAATCAAATATCATTTCTGTCTTCTCCCTACACGCTCAAAATCCAGCAAGTAAGAAACTTTTACATGTAGTACCTGCGACAACTGTAAAATCCTTGTTGCAGATGGTACATATTTGCAATGCAGATAAGCACTTATCGTAGCTGGGTTAATGTCCAGTGCATCAGCCAGATCTCGTCGTGACATGCCACGGTACTTCATTAAATCGAATAAGCGATACGCGAATTCCTTACTCCATTCTCTCTTTGACATGATTTACTTTTCATCTCCTTTATAGTTCGGATTCTTTTTAAAGTTAACCGGTTTGTGTGAATGATAATTCATCGGATGTTTCAAACATTCATCACACGGGGGGTCACTTTCTCCCAGATTCTTATAATTGCACTGTTTACAATATTGATCGAAATATACTTCTTTATAAGAATATTCCATCTTACAGTCACCTCCATCCTTAGTCATAAAAAAAGAAAGCTCAAGAATTACTCAAGCTTTCGTCAATATTTTATTTCATATATTTGTTTACTGTTTTTTTTATTACATATTTTTTAAATTTAGTTGCTATATCTTCTGCAATACGTTCTGTAGAAAAACCATTAAGAACCATTTGCGAAAAGTTTGGTATTGATAAATCCCATGTAAGATTCTCAAATGAATCAATTCTCACATATAATTTATCGTCACTAACCGTCACATAAATTTTTCCAACAATTTTCTCTTTCAGTTTTGCATGTAAATTCATAGCAATTAAATATTCATAATCTGCCATAATAAACAGCCTCCTTTTATTATTTTTCATAAAAGGTTCTGTTTATTACGCGAATTTACTCATCATGTGTATGAAAATTAAAATCTACGTATACAGCAATAGCCCATACTTCATCTGCTGTTGCGTGTATTTCTTTTAAATTTGGATCACTTTCTTTCCATTCCTCATACCCCGTCCCAGATTTAATAGCTATCAGAGCATTTTCTAAAGCGTGTTCTATACAAGTCATTTTTATTATACCACCTCATCTTCCGAATTATGACATTCATTATACTATATATTGTGTTAATGTGTCAAAAATAAAAGAGCCCATCAATTAAGACAGGCTCTTAAACACACTGCTATCCGATTTTCTGTGTAACCAATTTGTCATAAATATCAATGGCTTCTTTACCTTTAAAAGCGTTAATGATATCTACTGCTTGATTCGGATGTTTTCGTCCAACTAACAGCACACTTTCATTAGCATTTGATCCAAAATCGATACTGACTAACAGAGTGTCTGGTAACTTCTTTAAATTCACTTATTATCACCTCCTATAATGTATGTCTGAAAAACGATTCAACGGGTACATTTAGTACCGTAGATAATGCAGCTAAATGATTTGCATTAGGTACTCTTTTGCCGTTCTCCCAGTCACATAAAGCATCTCTCTTTACTCCTACTCTTACTGCTACATCTTTTTGATACATGCCTGTATTTTCTCTGGCTTTTCTAATCAAATTATAATCAAATTTAAGCATAAAAATATCCTTCCATTTAATATACTATAAGTTTCTTCTTTTCTCTGTCCCAAAGATATACATTATCACTAAGTACATCTTTAGGTTCCAATGCCGTCCGATTCACTGTATATACCATCTGTTTTACATCACTTATCGTTATACTCAGCTGATTTTTCTTAATAAACAATAGTTCATGTTTACTACTTGGAATAATTATCAAATCGGAGTCATAATCATCAGCTATTTTACCTATGACATCAGGCATACATAAATAAAACGCCCCGAATATCATACTTACATTCGTAATTATATAAAGTAACACATCATCATCGTTAAAACCTGTATCAATCGATACCATGCTGCTCATCATATCAATTATATTTTTTACTACAGGTGTACCTATATTTTTACAAGCATGATAATAGAGATATTCTTCTGTGCAACCTAAATACTTAGCAACCTTATTATCAATAAGCAACCGCATGACTGTATCTTCTTTTTCTACCTGTAACCAATACTGAACTACCAAGTTGCTTGAATATCTGTGTGGAATATTATCTAGCATGTCAGCGGTTACGGCTTCAGGATGATTAAGAGATCCTACAATATTTTCAGGAGCGTTGTTAATAAATTCTTGAATATCAATCCTGTTCGTCATAGATTTGTTCTCATTTCTTAGAGATACCTCATATAACAAGCGTACACAGTTTGTTGAAAATCGCATTGTTCTAATAGCTGTGAAAACTCTGTATCCGTCATACACTTTATTTTAAATGTAAGTTTTAGTAGAAAAATGTATATGTCCTGAAACATAATCAATTATCCTCAATCACAATACCGAACGCAAGACAACCATATCTTGTATCTTTATCCACATTCGAGCCATCATATATTATTCTGTTTCCATTTATCGATACTAGCTCTGTACCTATTGGAAGAATCGGTAAAATATATAATGGTATCAAGAATAAATTCGGGGTGTCATCAGAATATACAACAAATCGTAACTCTCGAGCTTCTTCTCTTGTAAGTGTATCCCAGTTGATATGCTCATTTAGTTCTTCAAGAAACATATGAGTATTTACTTCATTCTCTTTTCTGCAAAATTCGTTACTCCAACTTTCATACTGTACAGTTTCTGCAACTTTATTGGCATACCACGTAAAGCAATCCATAATCTCCTGTTTCATATTTTTCTCCTTTCTCGTATTATCTACAGTAATTCTGTATACTCTTTAATTAAATCATCCGAGCACCATTCTGGTTTGTCTCGATCTGCTAAATTATTCCATATACTTTTTATCAAGAATAACTGCTTCTCAACATTACCAGTTGATAACATATCAGGGTTACGTCCGTACCGTATATATAATCCGCATTCCTGAATCAGAGAATCTAAAATATTGCATTGAATTCCTGTAGATAAATTTAAAACATTAATCACGATCTCTTTCTAAATATAATAGATAGTCCATTCTGTAGTGACCTCCGTATGCACTTACAGAATATATAGACTCGTCCATAATAGCTGTTGGTAAATCACTTTGAAGGTATCCTCTGTCATAATCACATTCCGGGTCACCAACTACAGATTCACCGTCAAAAATACCGATAAATCCCCAGTCTTTTGAATGATTTATAAGCACTTCATGAATAAAATCCCTAACTGTATATTCTTTGTCCAGAGTTACTGAATACGGCGCTTTTTGTTCTTCTTCAGGACCGAGCTGTTCTAAAGTAAACATGTTATAAGCCCCACTTTCCAATAGGTTCTCCAGAAGTTCCTGCTGATTCGCTGCTATCCGTAGCTTTAAAGTATGCTCCTTCTTTCTGAGGATACATAAATTCAAACATCAGGTAATTCGCAGCATCTAACAAATATTCAGTGTTTCCGGTCTCCTTGTATTTCTCTATACATAGATCGTGACTTTTAATAGTATCAACCAGCTTATCTCCAAAATTGATTTTTGCTGGACCGTATTTGTGAAAACTGACTTCCACTCTATTTTTTCTAAGAGTATCAAATCTGTCCGAATACTCTTTTTTCATATCAGGCTGCATTGGTATACACCGTCCTTTCTAAAATTAAAATAGAATCTCAGTACATTCCGCACCAAGATTCCGGTTCTTTTTTATTACTTTTTCTATGTCTTTATTAAATTCTGTGCCACATAAGCATAATGACAATGGCTCATACTTTGAAGTAACGACGCCTACTGATCGCACATGCTTTAATTGAATACAAGCCTTTTTTCGATTAAACACCGGTACAATAATCTCATAATCATCTGGCAAGTTACTAATGATGCCACGAAGATCTTTTACAGTAAGATTTTTAATATCTGGTTCTGGCTGTATTTTGCCGAATTTTTTGGTTAGTTCAATCTCTACAGTTTTATTAAAACTATATATTGTTTCAACTTCTTCATCGTACCATTGCTCAATAAAATTCACTGCAAATTTATTGATATCATAGTTACTGACACTAATATCACCGTTCATGACCATATCTTTAGCTTTAGTTACGATGCTTACGAGTAAGCTATCTCTCATCTTTCTGCTGTTGTTCATAAGGATACCTCCGTATTTTCTGTGTATACAATAAATATAAAATGAAAAGACCCAGTTAAATTATTTCAACCAGGTCTGTCTCATTTCTACTTATGGTTACTAATAGCTACTTTACAAATGTCCGTAACCATAGCTCCTAAAGTTACAATCAAGGCTGCTCCTACCCAGCCAGGAATGTTAATACTTTTGTCACCTTTCTTTACCTCTACGTTCATAATAGTTCTCCTTTCTACTAACCATAAATTTCTTTCATAACAGTCTTTGAAAATGACGCGAATAATAAGAGCCTCAGTTATTTTTATCCGAGACTCCTATGTGTCTTATGCATGAAAGCCTATATCAACTTTGTTACTTGGCTCATTTTTGATATCTGTTTTTATTGTTTTTTCATATTTAAGTCCGGCAGCTCTACATGCATTTTGAGCATATTTGTTACCGCGTGATGCCATAGACATAAGAATATCTTTGCTTATACATTCTTCTACAAAGATTACTCCGTCAGCTACGTACTTACCCATAGCAAGTCCAAACCCAATTGCAAATGCTGCCTTTCTTAAATTTTTGGTGTCAATGATTACAGCCTTCATACTATGTACCTCCTAAATTAAATATATTTTCATGTACTCATAAAGGAGTAAGATTATATCGCGTATCATCACAACTTATTTATCTGCAGCTTTACCTTTGTTCTGTGTCTCCTGTTTATTTAGTACTTTTGCTTTCGATGCTGTAGTGTCAACTGCCGGTACAGATTCTGTCTTTACATCTGGTTCGCTAATCGCTTCAGATCCTGCGGGATTCTGCCATTCCAATTTCTCCCACTGACAAATCTGTTTATTAGTTACGCTATCCTTGTAAGTAAATACACATTTGTAACGCCCCTTACCGCTTTTATCAATATAAATATCACCGAGTCCTGCCTGAATTTCGTTACCTGGTTCTCCGTTACCTGTTAAATGTGCCATGTCTTTTTCCTCCTGTATTTATTATTCTTCTGGATGTTCTTCTTCTGCAAGTCTTTCAGCAAATCGATCGACTTCCTGTGTTACCCAAAGTGCCTGTACATACGCTGCTCTAAACGGACCCTGTACCTCCCCATCATAAGGACGAATGTCTAAATCGACGGAAGTAATATCAATATTGTCAAGCATACCGATGGTTTCTGGAGTCAACGGTACTGTGTGCTTACCTGATTTTAAGTATACTTTAGGACCACGATCATTGAATTTAAGTTTCACCGGAAGATAAATGAACGGATCATCTCCTTCTTCTCTAGGCGCTTTAATCTTTACATTCCAACCGACGCCATACCTGTTAGTGTCTTTCATAAGAGCATCCGCCATTTCTTCAGCTGTAACAGTACGTCTGCTGTTTCCGTCATCGAGAGTTCCACCGGCAATAATCATAGCAAAGTTACGATCTCCTTCACGATTATACTTATCTCCAAGTCCTTTGAAATTTTTGAAGATAATTCTTGCGTCATTGATTTCCAGTACGTTTTTTGGTGCAAATGTGATTTCCATAATTTTAAATCTCCTTTGTTTTAATTTTTTTGTTTGGAATAAAACATTGTTAAAAAGTTACAAATAAAAAGAAGAGCCTAAACCATAAGATCTAAGCTCTTTCTCTCTCATAAAAGGGTGTGATTTCATCGCGTATTACATCAGCATTGATTTTGCTATCGCTCTGATTATTTCTTTTTGACGATCGTTTAAGTCATGATACAGCGTGAATCCGGTTGCACCATTGTAGTCATCGCCAAATTGTGTATAATACATACTCTTTTTCCATAATTCTGGATATTCAGTTTTTAATTTAGTCAGCACTTTAGCCTGTTCATCATAATATTTATCAGAGATTACATTATTATTCATCTCATAATAAATATACGAATGCACTATAATAAAGCGCTGCAAGAAGTCGATATATTCCTGAGTTGTTAATTCAGCCTTTGTTTTCATATATTAACACTCTCTATGCAAATGGAAGTGGATCTTCATCGAATGGAACTTCTTCATCAGCATCAATCGGAATATTCATAAAATCTTCCGGATTAATATATGTAGGCGGATTTACAGGAATATATGGATCATCAGACATAAACCATTCAGAGTCACCATATTTATTGATTGTATCCACAGCATCGTCAACTAATTTAGTGAAATATGAAATGTCGATAGATTCCTCGCTTACATCTCGTACCATTTCTGACTCAAGCCATCGGTACCCAATAGTTCCAGACGCCGCAGCTCTTTTGTCACCGTCAATACGATAAAGTAATCCACCACCATGTCCAGGCTTAATAGGACAGAACTGACCAACTCTTCCAATAAAGTGATAGTCATGCCCCTCATCAATCTTCGGTTTCAATTCTGCATAAGTTGATTCAAATATGGTATCAGACACAAGTCCCTTTTTATACTTATCTTCTATCTTATTAAGATCTTTTTCATATTTAGTTACATCTGGCAATGTCTCATTAACATCCAAATATAATGCTCCTGCAGTTGCTGCAAATGTTTCACAAAGATCGTCAAAGACAATATCATCTTTACTGAACAGAGTCTTGAATACATATGGCACTGCAAACTGATCTCCTGTAGCTGTCCACCAAATTTCTTTTCCAGTAGCCTTGTCGATTTCCGGTTCTTTAAACTTAGCAATATAGACAGCCTTATTTACCAGACAGAACTTCTCGAATTCAGCTTCTGTTTCAAAGTTATAGCCATATTCCTTACCGAAGTCACATACAAACTTCTGAATCTCTGGTGTCGCATCTGGTATTTTAATTGAATCCGTCTTGATATGAGCCACAGTAAAGCCTCTACGCTGCACTTCTCGCTTCAGAAGTGTCATAAATAACGCGCCACGTTTTGCAACAATATTATCTTTATTACGATCGTCTCTGAATGCACACGGATAAGTAGCTTTCGTCTGACCGTATACTGCATTTACAACAGTTTTTAAAGCATTTGCCAACATCTTCGCAGTAAGTTCGCCGTCAATAACTTTCTGAATATACGGTTTCAACTTACCGTCAAACAGATCATCAATATCGTCCCATGCCTGATGCTTGATAGATACACGTCCCTTTACGATGTTCTCGAACTGTTTCGTATACTCCGGTCCAAACAGAACTTCAGCAATAATTGATGATGGATGCTGCCCGGTAACATCTCCGTCCCAAATACCACCGTAGATACCCGGTTCAGAATATACACGACCGCCCTCACCGATTTCTTCACCAAGATATGTAGATTTTCCATTCTTATATTCATACCCAGGAAAGAACGGTAAAATGCTCCATCCTTCAGGTAATACTTCTCCAGGAACATAGCTTCTATATACCGGAAGTCCATCAGCTCTGAACACTCGGAAATTATAAGTATGACCAAACTTTTCAACATATTCTTCATACTGATCGCTTCCTACTGGCTTTGAAAGATCCCGATAATTGAATTTACTCTGAGGATTTCTGTCGTTTCCAAATATAATTCGCTGAGACAAACTATTAGTCGTATCATTAACAGTCATGCCGGTAATTGATGCAAGAATCTCCCTGGCAATCCAGTCTCCTTTTAAATAATGGAACGCAGCTTCTGTTGCAACTACGTCATTTACACAATAGCCAGCAACTTTGTCCCATAACTTAGGATCAACTGGTTCATCCCATGGAAGTCCAAGCTCTTGATGATGATCTCCTGCTTTTATGATAGCAATCTCCTCGTCAGTAAATTTCTTTTTCTTCAAATCATCTACTGACTGCTTATTCATTTCAATCTCAAGCTTCTTTAAACTCTTTTTATTACCGGCAGATGCAAAATCATAAATATCGGTATACGACAGGTTGAATGCTTCACTGAATTTCGCTTTACGACTGATAGCTTTATCCTTGTTAATAAGTCGCTTTGACAAATTATACAATTGCTCATTATCGTATCCCATCAAGCACGCGTAAATCATATGATTATCATAAGCCCTGTTATTGAAACCAACTAATTTGAATTTAATAAGAGATTCAATATCTTCAGGTCTTGGATTAATCAATCTAACAACCAGTTTACCGATACCTGCAATCTTATAGCATACAAGAAACAGATTTGGAAATACTTCAATATCGTAAAATACAAGCTCATCCGATTCACTGTCAGACATAGTTATGCTTGTGTCTTCTGATTTAAATTTCATTTCGTTAACTATTTTCAAGCATGTTTCTGCCTGATTAGAGCTACTTGCCGCTAACATATATACAGCATTTTGCATATCAGTTACGTCATATCCGAGTCCACTATCGTATGCCTCTTGTAAAGTTTTATAGATCATGTCAATACTTGGTTTAGTATTTACCATAATTTCTTTATTTAAATGCTTCTTAATAACCGCTCGGAGCATTTTTTCATTTTTTATACCGTCAAAATTGACCATTTTTTCCTTCCCCTTCTTCAAAGGTAATCCCGAACTGAGTATAGTTATTGCAAGTGATGTACATTTGATAAGTTTTCGTCTTAAAGAACTCTTACCAGTAAATACTTTTACTTCTATGTCTTCATCATAAATACGACTTAACTCGTTCGGATCACCATTGTAAATATAATGCAGATGAAGCCCTTTCCCACTTTTACTTACTTCTGCATATGTCGGTGGAAACTTATTTGCAGCCTCCAAATTTCGCTCTAATGATTTCTCACCGTTTTCGTCTTTAAGATCAAAATCGATTACGATATGATTCTCTGGAACTTTTACATAGTGAAGTTTTGATGTATCCAGATCAGATAGCTTTTTCGTAACTTCGTTCCATGCTTTCATTGGTGTTTCATTTACTGACGCATACTGAGCCGGACAATCAGCGCAAAATTCATCAAACGTAGATAATCGTTCCTGCAGATCAATCCATTTTGAATCTTCCTCAGACTCTACTTTCTGTTTTCTACTGTCGCCCATATCGTTTTCAAAAATATCAGCACGAAAACCACTATAATAACTGGTCAGTTTCGTTCCATCCTCTTGTGTAAATCGATCTTCATAATTCCAGAAATAGTTTTTAAGCTCTTCCTTAAAACGTCTCATAGACATCGGTTTATATATCCGAGCTTCTTCTGCATACTGCTTATACATTTCCCATGCTGCTTTTAAAGTAGTACTGTCATTTTTCCGGAACAAACCATACGAATCACACACATAGTTATAGAAATCGTTTGAGGCAGACATCATATTTTTCGGAATATAATCGTCATAATATTCTGGATCAGCCTTATAAACTTCTAAACAGTGATATGCAATTGCTCCTAATTCAAATTTGACCTGTTTATTAAGGCGCCTGTATTCACGTACTCCCAGTTTTTTGCCTGTAGGAGTAACATCAATAAGACGCCTTAATAATCCTGATTTACCGTCGGTAATCTGAACCGGTCTATTAGTACCCATAAATAAGAATGCTTCAATCTTATCTTCGTAGATACCCTTAAATTTTTCGTTAATTGGCATTTTTTCATGAGAAACTAATGAGTTCAGAACAGTATTATCTTCGATACGTGACAGATCTCCATCGTGCTGAATTGCAACTAACGGATTAGATTTGAATGTTTCAAGAGCGAAATCATTATTAGATTGACCAAGAGCTTTTGCATTGAATGTACAATAATATCCGTCAAACAACTCTTGTATAATATTTAGAATCGTTGATTTACCAGTACCGGCAGCACCGTACAGAACCATAAATTTTTGTATATGTTTGGAATCACCTGATACAATAGATCCTATAGCCCATTCGATTTTATGCCGCTCTTCTTCAGAATATAATGTTCCAATCAACTTATCGAAAGCTTCATAACTTCCTTTTTCAAGCGGATATGATAACTTTTTACTTGCATAAGTTTCCCGAGTTAATTCAGTATTGGCAAACACAAGTTCAGTATCAAGTGAATGGAAATTATCTCTCATCTGTTTCTGACAATACTTATGAAACTTATCAATCGATCCACTGTCAGCATCCCACATATATTTTATTTGCGTATATCCATTTATTCTGTCACTATGTTCTCGTACATATCGATCAAGTTCAGCATCAATAATATGTACAGCATCGTCTTCATCAGTACTCCATAAATGCCGGCTTTCATCCCAAATAGCATAAAAGTCTTTAGCTCTAATCATCAGGTCCTTAGACTTTTGCATTTTGAATTTTGGAAAGACTTCAGTTCCTTCTTTAGTCGGTTTTGTTGCTATAGTCATGAAGTCTAGCATTCCATCCTACATCCTCCTTCCATTATAAATATAAAAAACAGCTTTTAAATTCTTTATAAATATTTTTCTGAGTCATGGTACGTCCCCTATGCTATTGTATCTAAATACCACAACATGCAAGTCCACGTCTCTACATCACGTAAATCGTATTCGCAATCTCGGATAATAAACAGACTACCATGTCCATCAGGTTCATATTCCCTTTTTAAGAACCTCTCGATAACTCTTCTTACATATGTCTGATTGAACATTCTGTCTGTCATACCACCTAATCCAAGATTATTTATCATTTTCCAGAACCACTGAACCGTTCGATCTCCTTTTTTAGGATCGTCCATGATTTCTTCGCATCGATACGCCATGGCAAGAATCATTTCCAATACACTACAAGGTCCATCCAGTTCATGATTTACTGTGATATGATTTGAATATGCAAACTGCCACCGTAATCCTTCTTCCCCATCTCCAGCTCGATTACTGTCATCATCTAGTAACCAAGTGTAAGGAACTGTATGAAGATACGAAAGAAGTTTACGGTAACTGTTTTCTTTTGCGAAACGCTTTGCTGAGACAGTATTGTACATCCACTCAAAGTACTCTCTCTGTAAGTCGTTACTCATCCATTACGTCTCCATAATACGCCCCGTATTCACGCATGATCTCGTAAACAACTTTATCATTTTCATTTACGACATACACTGTGTCAGGGTCATCCTCATACTCACCGAAATGATTTTTAAAGTCACTGCCGATCAGCTCAATTGCATTAGTTACAATTTTATTATCATCATTTGTGATTACACCGTCTGTGTAGTACCATAATGACAGTGACGGATATTCACTTTCCTGAAATTCATCAGGACTGATTACTCTAATAGGATACATAGATTTATTCTCCTTCTCTTCTTTCTCAGAAGACTCCTGAAAATACTGATTATACTTAATAATATTCTCAGCTTCTTCTTTTTCAGAGTCTTCAGTAGTATTTTCAGTTGTATCCTCCGGCTGGTTCTGCTCATCTTCGCCCCAGTCAAAAGGTTCGTCGTTCATCTCAGCTTCGTGCTTCTTTTTCATATATCTCCAAGTAACTGCTGAACCGATAAAAGCTCCCATAACCAAAAATGCTACATCATTTAAAATATTTCTACTCATAGTCCATTACCTCGTCTTCACTTTCATTGTTATCTTTGATAGTTATTACTGTAACTGCTAATCCTCCAAAGAATAATGCGATTGATATCAATATTCCCCCTGTGATATGTCGCCGTTTGTTGCTTCGTAAAATATCATCCAAAATGCTCAAGTTTTCTTCCCACTTTTCCATATGCAGATACCCTTTCAATAAAAGCTCCGACTACACGTTTAGCATCGCAACTCCACTTATAAAACATATACCTGCTATTGTCGCAAATAAAACATACAGTCTCTTTTTCATAATTAGTCACCTTCACCTTTCAAATGCGAATTTTACAGCTTATAACAATTCTTTTTATTGTATTCACCCTATAGAGTTATTCTTAGGCTTTGAACCAGCAAATACAAACCACTGATTACCTATCATATATCCTTCAATTTGGTCCAACTTAATCCACGCCAGTACAGTTGCTACTCCAACTGAAAGACGTACTGCAGCTTCGTCTAATGTCTCAAATCCTAAGATTTTCTCACCGTCATATATGGGTTCATTTTCTAAATTATTTTGTAAAATGTATTGTATGTAATCATGCCCGGTCAAGATGAAACCTCCTTTCTCATAGATTCACCGGTGCTGGAAAATCGTACATATCACGATATGGATTACCAGAGTAACATGTACGAAGTCCTGTCATTCAGATCTGATTATAAATTACGCCATCGACATTAAAGTCTAACAGAATAGTTCTCTCGTATCCGTTTACGAAATCGCGCTTTTTGGTGTTATACAGATCATAAATACCGAAATCGATGTAATTATCACCGTTTGGATGTTTTTCATCATAAATCCATCCTACTAACTGACCAGCTGCTGTACGCGGAATACCAAGCATATCGTATACTTCATTTAAAAACAGAAATCCTTTATCTTTGAGCATAATGTTAGCGTATTTCTGCTGATCTAATAAGAATTTAAGATTAAACTCAGGATTCTTTGTCCAGCCATTGCATCCATCATCAAAGAACTTTGCATATTCACTAACATCATTCGGATTTACTGTCTGAACTGTCTTGGTTACTTTCTTTTCTTTGCCGGTTTTCTCATTTACAACAGTTTCTTCCACCTCAGCAGATTTGATATTATATTTAAGTTCTTTATCTAATTCCTCACCAAACTTCTCAATAACACGGCTACGATAATCTTTGAAACTCTTATCCATAGACGCATAAGCTGCAGCAATTGCTACATTTCTTTTCTGCAGAATATTGTGTCCAGCAAGAATTGCAGTAACAGATACGGTACCGAGAAATACTGCCGGTGCATATAACTTAGCAAGCTGGAGTCCTTTTTTACTATACAGAATAGTCAGATCTTTCTTGTAATCTGTTTCTGTATACTCCTCTGTGTAACCATTGTCTTCTACATATTTCTTTGTTTTCTCGATGTCACTATTCGATTTTTCCAGAATTGTATCAAGTTTCGTGGTTGCTTTACATGCCATTACAGCACTCGTCACAAGACCAACAACCCCGCCAACTACAAGAAGCTCTGGACTGTGCTTTTTAAGCTTGAAACATACTTTGTTGACTTTTCTTGCTACATTACTTGGTAATTTAATTTTATTCATTCCTATTTCCTCTCTTATTTTTGTTTTATCTTTTTACTCCATTTTGAATTTAATCAATCGGCATAGCTTTAGGCATTTTCAGATAATACCCGTCTCTACCACGAATAACTTCCGCAGTTCTGATATTGAACCATCCATATCTCTGAGCAGTGAACGGTGCGGTAAGACCTGCTAAATCATACATATCAGCAACTGTTACCATTCCGTACGATGCTACAATGTCCGACATCTGTTGTCTTACAAGTTCTGCGTCTGCTCTTGTATCGAATGATATGTCATCGTAATCGAATCGTGATGAACCACTTCTTGCTGGCGGTCTGTCACGATCATCATAATAACTACGATATGACGGACTACTATTAGCCCGACCTGATCTGCCTGACCGGTTCTTATTTCCACCGAATAAAGCTGTAGTCGCTTCGATGATTACATCTGAAATTGCATTTTTAATAGCCGGTATCAATACATCCGAAAATACATACGATTTAACATTGCTAATATCATCAGCTAAAAATAATCCGCTGAGCTTACGCATTTCATTTGGTTTTGTTTTAGCTTTCCCGCTGATTACTTTCTGCACTTTTTTATTGTTTGCAGATTCAGCAGCTTCTTCTTTACTCCTGTGGGAGTTTGGTTTATATTCAGCCATTACTACCTCCGTTTAAACAACTATTTTGATTCGTCCAGGTAAGACAACAGGCGTACCTGGAAGTCTGTTATTTTGTTTCTTGAACTGATATGATAAATTGCTACGTGCCTTTTTTACAGTTGGAGCCATCGTTTCACCTTTCCAGCGATCAGTCACCAAGTTATCAAAAATCAGCACCGGACCGTCATATACATATCGTTTATACGGTTCATATTCCTGCATAGAGTTCACTCCTCTTGTATACTGTTTCTATCCAAGTCGCGTAGGTTTTGGAATTCTAAGCTCATATCCGCTACGTGTTCGTACAACTGCAAATTTTGATGCATCGAACCATCCATACAGCGTTGATTGATACTGGTTATACATACTGTAAATGTTTTCATCAAGCGTATATTCACGTACCTCAGCCACTGAAACACACCAACGAACGTCCACAGTATCTTGTATATGTTTCAGCACTTCCTCAGCATCAGTTTTACATGGATAATCCTTACAGTAATACTCATAATCCGAAAATATTGAGTCTACCTTTCTATGAAGCACGTTTCTGACTATGTCTTTCAAATACCCCTTCTTCGCAGCATAAGATAACACCTTAATTCCGCATGTCCCAAAACCTACAGTTACTCCACTAATGAATGTCAATGCATACTTAATTCTTTTTCTCATATTTGCAAAAATCCTTTCATATTTGATAAAACAAAAAGAGAAACCCGAGATTTTACTCTCAGATCTCCCTTTTAAATAAACGTTTTACTCTTCAGTTGATTCTTTCTCGTCAACTACTTCTGCTTCTGAGTCCACTGTGTTTTCCTCATCCACATCGTCGTCTGCTGGTTCTTCAACTTTTACAATCTTATAATGAGTGCGTTTCTTTTTAGGTTTTCCATCTTTCTTATCTTTGTGTTTCTTTACAAGTGCTGCTCCTGCCGCAATTGCAAGTCCAACTCCGCCTAAGACTAATGCTACTGCCTTTCCAGATCCGCCTTCACTTTCAACTGTATCATCAAATCCAGTTTCCATAGGTGTTTCTGTTACCATAGTTTCCTCTGTTGTTTCCATTACTTCATTAGTTGTTTCGTTCATATCTTTTTTCCTCCTAAAGATTTTTATTTATTTTTTTCATAACAGTACATGTATTTTTCGCGTGACCGATTTAATACAAATCATCGTACCCGTATTCCGGACGCGATAAGAAATCCATCACAACATATACTTTTCCATCCTTTACGATTGCATCACTGGTCACTACATCAATATACTCTTTATCGATACGCCAACCGATATAGTCAGATGTGCCAGTATGCTCGACGCCAACCTCATCATAAAACTGACTAAGTGATACATACATATCGGATCTCATTTTACGATTTAATTCATTCGCCGCGGCATCCAGTTTATTTTTACTTGACAGAAATGGCTGATTTGACATAGCATCAATAAACCACGTATCTCCATCACCGGCGATTACAACATTCGATTTCTTCTCGATCGTACCTTCTGGTGATACTTTATTTACCTTGTCTTCAGCCAGCTTCTGTTTGATCTCAGTTACTTTCTTTTCGCCAACAACTTCTGTAACTTTTTCATTAAGTTCATTATAAGCAGTCTTGGATAACTCATATGCTGAATATAATGCTGCATGTCTTCGAGCACTTACTGTATTGGCTCCGATCAAACATCCAACTGATGCACCGCCCAACAGTAATGCCGGAATATACGGTTTCCAAGCTACTTTCACGGTTTCCACTGGTTTTAACTTATTAATCTGTGGTGATTCCTGTGACAGCTTACTGTTCTGCTTCTCGACCTCTTCATCAATCAGATCCAGTGCTTTCGGAGTTGCTTTGACTGCCAGTACTACCGTAGTAATCATACCGGCAATTCCGAGTCCAGTTAAGATTTCGGGGCTCTTTTTCTGCACTACTTTTTTCGCCATTTTGAAACATTGCTTTACATTTAATTTGTTCATGATTTGCTCCTTCCTATGAACATACTTTTGTATATAAATAAAAGAGACCCAATCATATGATTAGATCCCTCTCATTTCCTACTCTTCAGAAGATTTCTGCTTCTCTTCCACAATTTCAGCAGCTCTCTGTGCAATTTCTTCTGTTTCATCTTTGCTCATCAGAATATTTACTAAAAAGCTTCCTGCTCCAAGGACCGCTGATGCCACAGTCAAAATTGTTTTCTTGTCTACCTTAATTTTGTTCATTTCTGTTCTCCCTTCTGTTTTCTCATAATAGAGTTAGATGTAATCGCGAACAAGAAAAAGAGAATATGTAGGTCCGGTTTGACTCTTAATCTTAATCGCCTACTGTTATTATCGCCAGGGACTTGATGCCCTATATTCTCTCATAACACCCCTTGTAAATTTCGCGAATTAGTAATATTCCTGAATGGCAACTGACGGTTCTGGCACCATTTCTATGGCGTAACACTCCAGCCCGTCGTCCATTGTGATTTTACGGTGGTTGAAGTCTACCCACATAGTAGATTCATCCTCCATAACCCATCCAACCTGATCACCATATTCTGTTTTATCGACGCCCAAAAAGTTATAGAACTCATTCAGATATATACCTGCATTCATACAATAGTTTCGATTCAGATGATACTCAGCCTGTAGTACCTGTTCTATAGGAGCGTTGAAATATCTATGACCGAATTCGTCATAAAAGAGAATCGGCTCACTGAAATCTTCTTCGAGAAACTGTGTACAATCACTAAACATATTAAAAGCATGAATGTACCGTTCTTCAGCATCCTCAGCAGCAATGGCTTTTACAATTTCATTATGCTGCTCCTCACCGTAAAGCTCTATAAGTTTACGACGGTACTTCTTATATGATTGATCCAGAAAAGCATAAGCACTCATGATGGATGCCTGCTGTCTCTGGTTCAGGATCTCAGCACTTAATATACAAAATATAGTAGTGACTCCTGATACAGCAACTGGAATGAATGGCTTATATGCAGTTTTTACAACATCCCATTTTGAAAGTTCATCATCAGACTCTTTCTTCGCCTCATCGATTAAGTCCAGCGCTTTTGGTGTCGCTTTTACCGCTAATACAGTAGTAGCGATAACACCGATACTGCCCAAGCATGTTAATCCAATCGCTACGTGATTTCTATTAAACTTTATTTTTCTCACTGATGTTCCTCCTATTGTATTTAAAAAGAAGAGACTAATGTCTCCTCCAAGGGTCTAACCCCATATGCTCCATTGCATCAAAGCATTTCATCGTGTGATTTTTCATTACTTCCTCTGCTTTTTCATCTTTTAATATTCCTAATTGATTAAGAACATTACATACATCAAGCATGGATGAATGATACTCTAATCTCATTTTTGCTACTTTTGTTACAATACTCATACCTGTTTCCTCCTTTTTCTATAACATGACCTGTTTATATCGCGAAAAAAGAAGAGAAGCCCGTTTAGGACTCCTTTCTCTTTAAATCTACAAGTTCAATTTTTCTCTGACTTTCTCTCTTTGATTCCTTATAATGCAAATTTGTTATGAGTTCTACCTCATCCATATAAACACTGTGTATCAAGCTAATAAGTTTATCGTAATCTACTTCTTCTCCATTTTTAGCCTTATACACGGTATCTACCATGTTTGTGTACTTCTCACTTGCCGTCTGCATCATTACTTCAAACCCAACGTTCATCTTAATAATCCTCCTTTAAAATCAACTCTGTATTTCATTAAAGGACCTGTTCATATCGCGAAAAAGAAGAGAAGCCCGTTTAGGACTCCTGCTTCTTAGATTTCAAAGTTTCTACTTTTTCTTCGATTCCATCCCTAATATCTTCTCGGAAAAACCATAATCCTTCTAAACTCATCAATATTCCGGTAAAGACTAAATATCCTTTCCAATGTTTCTTTAGCCAATTACTGTACACTTTCATACAAGTTCCATAGTCCTTCCAAAAAGTTTTAAATGCTTTAATCATAATATTCTCCTTTCAAAAATAGATTCTTCTTGTCATAAAGGAGTCTGTTTTTATCGCGAAAAAAAGAGAACAGCATGTGCTGCTCCCATTGTCAGTTGCTTCTTATTCAGTCATTAAATTGTAAGCTACTTCTTCTACATACTCCCAGCTAACTGTAGTTCCTTCATAAGTTACTGAATTCTCGTCGTTAATCATAAGTTTGTCCATATCAAAGTCATCACCATAGATTTCTTTGAATGCATCGTCATACAAATCATTAACGTATGATATCAGTTTTTCTGAAGTTTCTTCAGCTTCATCAACTGTTTGTAAGTAAGAAATTGTTTCTGTTTCCTCATTAACTTCTTCTTTTCCACAACCAACACATGTTACCATCATCATTGCTGTTACTCCTAAAACTACCATCATTTTCTTTAACATAATAATCTCTCCTTTATATATAATAAAAATTTGTCATAGTTTTCATAAAGGAGTATGTAATTTTCGCGAAAAGAAAATAGCCCTAGATTTTCTCTAAGACTATATTTTCTGAATTACTTTTTCTTCTTTTTGTTAAGTTTCTTAATAATCCATATGATTAACCAGATACATACAATTACATCTCCGAACAATATAATTCCTACTGCACCTGTAGCACTAATTACTACAATGCTGGCTACTGTCAGAAATGCAACTATAAGTAATAAAATTGTTAATAATATCATTTAAGATACCTCCTTATAAAATGTTTTATAGTATTCCATAACAGTAGCTGTAAATGTCGCGAATTATATATTCCGACGGTCAAAACAGGTTTCCCATCGCTCTCTCGGTATAGGTTTCATCTTTAAAGCCCACATTATTTGACGGACTGATACTGTCGGATATAATGAATTGTCTGCCGGTCCTGATCTATCATCGAAAAACTTCTTGAATCCGGTATGTAGATATATGTCATCTACCAACCATGGATCTATTTCAGTCCAATATGTAGATTTTGTTTCTGAATTATATCGCTGCTGTATCACAACCAGCCCATTATTATCCATTTTGAATAAAGTGCCAGATGAATAAACAGGATGATTGCACTGATATATACTGCCATATGTCGCTTTGTATATTTGAGGTTTCTCATAAAAATACCTCATTGATATGTCAACTCCTAATAGTGTAATTTCGTGAAAAAGAAGAGAGCCCAAGCACTATGCCTGAGCCCGTTTCTGGTATTAAAATTTATTTCTCTTTTTGAATTGCATTATTTGACCAATTCTAACTACTGTCGCGCCGGCAATTATACTTACTCCGCATGTAAGTAAACCCTTGATGTATCCGTGATAAAACTCATCTACTCCAAAAGCGTTCATTACATCGGCATACCCACATTCTGTTGCCATTTCCCTAAGTGCTCTTTCGTCTTCTTTTGTTAATAATGATTTCATAAATTTCATATTTTATACCTTCCTTTCTATAATACAGTCTGTTTAAATCGCGAAGAAAAAGAAGAGACCTAGATTTCTCTAAGCCTCTTTCAATTTTATGTATTCTTCATTCTACTTCTTTGGAAGTAATCTCTGAATGAATCCTCTGCCCATTATTGTTGTAAAGGTTCCGGTTTCCTCAAATTTGATAGATTTGCATGTACCCCAGACTGTTACACAAAGTCCGCCAATACCTACTACACCTGTCAAAATATTCTTGATAAGTGAATCCGTCTTTTCATGCTTGAGCTGTTGTTCTTTCATAATACGATCGTTTTCTCTACTTTCGTATTTATCCTGATACTCCAAATCAAGCTTGTCAATATCGTTGTACTTATCCAAAAGCTTTGCCAGTGCTTCAGTTGCTGCCTTATGTGCTTCTGATCCGATTTCCATTCCACCAATTTCTTCGAGTTCGTCCTGAATCTCTTTTTCCAATAATTGTTTTGTATTCATGTTAGAATCCTCCTTTTTGTATTTTATTTGAATACATTTCATAACAGAACGAGTTATTCTCGCGTGAGTACGATTCGCGTTCTTTTCTTCAAATTCTGGTCTGGAAGAATTCTCATATTAACAGTGTAAAGATCTTCTTCGTCTGGAACTGGCTCGATTTTGAAATAACCGTAAGCTGCTTTGGTATAAAATCCTACTATACCTATCAGAATTCCTGCAACCATCCCGATAACAACACAAATTCCATATGCCATACTTATATACCTCCATTTAATTTTGTTTTATGAAAATCCCACCCCGGGAATTTTTCACAATAGAAAAGTAACATTATAACCAGTAACCTCTATACTGGATGCGCTAACCTAGATTAAAATTTCTAAGCTAGATTAAAAAAAAAGAAAAGAGCCTCAGATTTCTCTAAGACTCTAATACTAAGTTGATGTTAGCAATCATATTACTTACGGTTCTTTTCAACACATAATATGCTGATTATTGAAATAATGTATATTCCAACTATCGCCACATCACTGCTGATAGCATGTTTATTCTTCATACGATTTCATCTCCTTTCCTATAAAACAACTTGTAAATTTCGCGTGTAAATAAAAAGAAAAGAGCCTCAGATTTCTCTAAGACTCATAATCTTATTTACTTCAACACTTTCATTTCTGATAATATATCTGAAAGTCGTTCTCCATTTTTCTTACGCTGATCTATTTCCAACCATTCTTTATTAGAAAGTTCTCTACGCAATCTCCAATAATGTCCAAGAGATCTGTCATAGCAATATAAATCTTTCAGTGTTTCCTGCTTGCGTAAATTGCTTCGCTTAGATACAACTTTTATAATTGTTGTAATTCCTCCGATTGCAACTGGTGCAAGTGTAATCACCGCTTCTTTATTTCGCATACACCACTCTTTTCCATTTTGAATTTTTTGTTTTACTTTCTCCTTGAATGCTCTTTTCTTAGCTTCACGTTTGAAATCGTCCATTGATACTACTTCCATAATTTATGCTCCTTTCAAAGTTTCATTTGTGTTTCTCATAATAGAAGGAAATTCTATCGCGAAAAAAAAAAGAAAAGAGACCCCAAATCGAGATCTCCCTCTTGAAAATCACTTATACTGTACATCTGTAATTTTAGTTATTTAGTTATCATGTGCGTTTCCGTACTAAATAATTTGTTGTTACTTTTGTATGTATGGTTCTCATCATTGTGTCCGATTTTGACTTCATAAGGTTTACCGTTTTTCATGTTCCATACTTGCTCTTGTAATTCAGAATAATTCTCTTCAGTATCAGTATACTTTTCGTTAAGCTGATATTGCTTATCTTCAAGATCAATAATCTGAGTTTCATACTCTTCCTTAGTTTTAGCAAGTTCTGCCTCATGATTTTTTGTAATTCCTATAAATCCAATAAATCCTGCACAACTCATAATAATCATACCTACTACCATACCAATAATCATTTTCTTCATAATAATCTCTCCTTCTATATAGTAATATTTGTGTATATATTTTCATAACACTGCTTGTAATTTTCGCGTTTGTTTAGGAGAGAAAAAGAAAAGAGCCCTTTATTTGGACTCTAATCTTCTGTAGTATCTGTTCTTAAACTGTTTATATATCTTCCAACTTTCATAGATTCCTCCGACAGTACCTAATGATACTGCCATAACTTCTATTGCATTGATCCAATATCCTAACATAATATTTCCTCCTTTTAATCAAATACTATTTTTCATAACAGTACATGTATTTTTCGCGTCTTGTGGGAAATATTTGCAATAGAAAAGAGCCCCTGTGTATAGGAGCCCCAATCTTATAATATGAAATATTAAATTATTCGCCTATTTCTAAAAGTTTGTTAGCAACGCGCGCTTGAACTTCGGTATAATAATTTGTCTCAGCATCAGTCAGATCGTCATATTCCAAATCGTCAAATTTACTTTCGACATCCGAATATTTAGACATAAAATCCGTATACTGTGTCATTAATGATGATGTATCGTCTGTGGAATCATATTTTTTCATAAATTCTACATAATCGTTCATAAATGATTCGTAACTATCTATGGCTTCTTTAATTTCTGGTCGAATAGTACTGTTATCGACAGTGCTACTATCAGTCTGAGTATCTTCTGTCGTATCCGAAGTGTCATTATTTTCAGATTCTTCACTGGTTTTCGGCTTAGATACGCTTATATCCATTTCTTTATCATCGTCATAATAATATATTGACAATTCGTATCCGTCATTATTTTTAGCATCATAACTTGTTTCGGTGGTTACGGCTTCGACATTAAAACCAGACTTAGCGCACTCTTTTATGTAAGATTTGAAATTGTCCTTACTATATTTTAAAATGTCGACCATTAGTTCTTCATCACTACTATATGTCAATTCACCGTAATCGCTTTTCGGATCTGGAATCATTTTAGTGATTTTGGTATCAGGCAGTTCAAATCCACTACCTTTTTCGTCTTTATCTTCTGCTTTTTTACCACAGCCTGGTACAATACTACTGATCATAGTGAATGTTAATACAAGAATGACCCAACGTTTTTTGATTTTCTTTTTCATAAATATATTCCCCCTTTTAATAGATAAAGTAATATACATAGAGTATACCATTTTGATTTGTTTCTGTAAACGAGTAAAAAGAAAAAGAGCCCTTTATTTAGAGCTCTTAAACCCATAGCGGATAGTTCTGTATATGCTACGGAAAAACCATGTAAAGAATCCTAGTAACAATACAATAAATATCGTTTTAAATATCTCCTTAATAATTTTCCATGCCATAGTACATGTCCTCCTTTCTATTTCTATAACAGAACTTGTATTTATCGCGCATACAGTAAAACAAAAAGAGAAGCCTTTACGACTCCTCTTCTGCTGTTTCATCTTCATCATACTGTTTTGTATGACATCTAATGTCCAGTTGTCTTAATAATGCTGATCCAATATTAGTTGTTCCAGCGATCAGTATTACGTAAGTTACTATATGGAATAACTTTAATGCTACTGACTCACTATCACAGATTCTTGAAATATCGTTCCATGCAAACCTTATTGACATAGAATTTGTTCCTAGAATCCAGATAGCTAGTAAGCATAATAAAGTTACTATCCAACTAACTACACTAATAATACTTAATCCGTTCCAAATTTTCTTTAACATATCTGTTTCCTCCTTATATTAAATACATTATTCTTTCTATAACGTACCGTGTAATTTTCGCGTGTAATCCGAAATAGGACTATACTTTTTACTTCTTCCGTAATACAATAATCTCAAAGGAGGATCGATATATTATGCATAAGTATATTGACATAACAGATGAAGATGAAATTGAAAATGCTTTCTTTAACGAGGAGCCGGCATGTGAATGCGGGTGCTGTATGGAACCAATAGGTGATACAGATACATTCAGATGCCCAGATTGTGGCTATACTGTTGATATTAAGGATTACGCTATAAACGGACCGTTCTCAGACATTTTATCGGTCTATTATGCGGATGACGTACCCGGACCGGGATGCAGGGATTGTGGCAATCCAGCTTATCCTCTTTGTAGAACATCCTGTCCACTTTTTGATGACTAATCTCTTATTTTGTTGAGCAGCCAAAAGAACCGCCGATAAGTTTCATAGTATACATCTTTACAGCAAGGAATATTATATCTAACCCTAATAATGTCATATGATACCCCTTCAGTTACTCCGATTAAAATGTATTGTGCAAGCTCCGGATCGGATTCTTCAGCTGCTCTTTCTATCATATTCATCTTTTCACATAAACTCGCTCTTACGATGCTTATTCGTTCTGTTGGATTTGACATATGGTAGTGAGTCCGACATAAATTCAGATTACTGCTATTACTGGCAAAAAATCCAAGTGAGGCATACGACTGTTTCCATACTGGATACTGAAGACAAAAATGCTTTAATTCATAGTACCGGTGTCGTTCTATCCAATATGGATTTTTCTTTGATACTTCAGCTCTTATAGTTGTTCCCGTTACGCTCGTTCTCCTTTCCATATGTAACCTGTCTCTGCGTATAACTTAGCCGGTGAAATATAATAATTGATTCGTCCTTTCCGGATATCCATATCTTCTATTTTCGTGATAGTTTCACCTCGTCTTACTGCAGTTCCAATATTCAAGTAACCAGTTATAATACCAGCTCGCACCCAGTTACTGTCCTTACCGTATACTTTGGCTGCAATTTTCACTGGTACTGAGCCTTTTCCAAATTCAAGGTTTTCCATTTTGAATTCATCTCCTTTCATCTGCTATAGTACACATTTAATTAGCATCAGTAAAAACAAAGTAAGTGGATAATATTTCCAGGACATAACAAAAGAAAAAAGAAGAGCCTCAGTTTTTGAAACCCTTCTTGTCTCTTTCTTTCCATCGTATCATGGTCATCTCACATGGATAATCCTCGTAATCTAAATCATCTGGTGATATCCATCCGTTAAGTACACCGTTAACAATGGCTTTATCGTAATGTATGTGTGGAATTATATGCTCCGGTAATTCTCTATGTACTCTACCACATTTAGTGCATCTTAATCTTCTAATGTATGTGTATGTTTTTACTCCTTTCTGTATCTTTATCATTCGCATAACATGGTCATACAATTTCAAAGTACCTCCGCATACAGGGCAAAATAATTCACCCTCATAAACCATACGCAAGTTACCTCCAAATATTGTATTGTACAAAATGTAGGAGTTGACGTGTCCCTACATCTATATGCTATAAAAGGATTGTAACGAATTCAATAGGAAAGGAATGGTAATTATGCTAATCAAATGTCCGGAATGTGAACTGCAGGTAAGTGACAAAGCTGCTTTTTGTCCTCACTGTGGGTATGTCATTACAAAATCTAAGGTGTATTCACCAAAAAGAAACCCAAATAAAAGGAGGCGATTACCTAATGGGTTTGGTAGTATTGTCTTACTTAAAAACAAAAATTTGAGAAAACCGTACCGCGCACTTGTTACAGTACGAAAAACATCAGATGGAAACTTTATAAGAAAGCCATTAAAACCAGACGCATATTTCAAAACATATAATGAAGCGTATGAAGCTTTACTTGACTATAATAGATCACCTTACGATATAGATATAAAATCATTGACTATGCAAGAAGTGTTTGATCGGTGGTTTGATGATTATAGAAAAGGGTTAAAAGGAAGAAACTCTGAACGTACCATCACCGCCGCTTGGGCTTATTGCTCTTCTTTGTACGATATGCCTATTAGCTCAGTAAGAGTACTTCATTTAAAAGATGCAATGGAAAATGGAATATATGTAGATAAGAAGGG